GCATATTTAACTCCTAGTCAGGGGGGCTACATTATGGATGCATGGGATGCTCATCTTAATGGTGTTACTGTGACCAGCAATGTTTGGGTTTCGTTTCAGATATTAAGCTCGTAGAACTTGCTTTTAGACTTGACTTGTGCTAAACTGTTGGCATGAGTCAAATTCGGTTTTTGGAGAGTGTATGCGCACGTGGGATTTGTTCGACACGCTCGCAGCGGGCAGGGTAATCGGTCCTCCGGCGGGAGAGCAAGAGCATCATTTCAAGCTAGCAGAGAACGTGGCACGGGTCGAAAAAGGTGATTTGGTTGTGTCTGACTATTACGATCCGAAGAAGGCCATGGGCGTCTTGAGAAAGGTTTGTGGCCTACAAAACGAGCTTCTCGTGACGGCTAGTGGGAAGCGTATCGGCGCAGTGTGGCATAACTTGCAAGGCCAAGTCGAAGCGCATGTCGGTGACGATGAAATATCCGATGTACAGGTTCCTCGGCAGTTCGACATTCCAGCGGAGCGTACAAATCTAGCCGCTCCTACGGACGTGGAAGGGTTTCTTTTTCGGTCGGGGTTTTCCGGCTTGGCTGCGTGTTGCCGTGAGGCACGCCTGACTTCGTATGACAAAGAGTTTCGTGGGTACGAACTCTTGCAAGCACAGGTCAATTTTCCGTTCCTGTTTCTCTGCGGCATTCTGCTTCATGCGAAATTGGACGGCGTAACGAGCGTTTTGATGTCGAGCCGTGATTGCTGCCTTTGGTTTTCCTTGATGCGAAAGGTGTGTAAGCTGCTTGGAGGCAAATACCACCTTCATTATTATCTGAGCAGCCGGCTGTCGCGCTTGAAGGCGTCCCCGGAGCATCTAGCCTATACAAATTCTTTGCTTGGAGGACCTCTGCGGCCTTCTCCGGCAGTGGTAGATTTTGTATGGTACGGAGGAACGCTAGCGAAGTTACTCGCTAAGACATCCGCTCCGAACGTGCCGATCTTCGTTTTGGGAAAGTACACTTCGGCGAATACGCGCTCTGAGGCGCTGTTGCCCGAGACTAGAATGCTGTCGCACATCGAAGGTGCGAATCGGGCGCGTCATGCGATGGTTGCGGACACCGACGAGAAAGGCCATCCGACATACTACAACCCCTCAGGATTCCAGTGGGAGAAGTCAAAAGAGATTCAGGCCGGGCATGAGACTTTTCGGCTTGCCGAAGAAGCGATGTCTAATTATGATTTTTCTAAGGACATCGCACAGCCTCTTGAGCATATACGGGCGACGGCTTTTACTTTGGCGGAACGTTTCGAGCAGTTCGGTACTGAGATTGACTATCTGGACCGGCGCTTGATGAACATCGAAGAGGGGGCTATAAAGGCTGCGGTTAATGCGCTGGACCCGAAGTATTATGACACGCCGTGGTCTCCCATGTGGGGCGGGTCTGCTCCTGTGCCAGAACCTCCGCCTCTGCATACTTTGCAGGTGAAGGATGGAGTGCGGGTTTCGATTTTCACGCCGACGCACAACCCGGTGTGGTTGCGCGAGGCTTACAACTCAATCAAGAACCAGCCGTTTTACGAATGGGTGATCGTGTACAACTCAGGTTCACCCCGGATTGGGTTTGACAAGGACCCGCGAGTTAAAGAGTTTGATCTTCTGGACAAAGGAAGGGGATTTACAGAGCCGTTCAAGATTGGGTTCCTGAAGAACGATGCGTGCTTACGCTGTACTGGCGACGTAATGCTGGAACTGGACCACGACGACATGTTGCTGCCCGGCGCTATCGAGGAAGTCCAGAGAGCCTTCGAGGACGACCCGGCGGTCGGGTTTGTCTATTCCAACGATGTGCTGTTTACGCCGACCTTTGAGCGCCCGACCCGATTTAATCCTGCGTGTGGATGGCAGTGGCGGGAGTACGATTACAACGGCCATTCTTTGGACGAGGTAGTTCAATGGGAACCACATCCGGCTAATGTGGGCCGCATCTGGTTTGCGCCGGATCATCTACGATCATGGCGCAGTGATTTGTATAGGTCGATTGGCGGGCATGATAAGAATCGAGGCTGGCTTGACGATTTGGACTTGATGTGCCGACTGTATCCATTAACTACTTTCAAACATATCGACAAGCCCCTGTACATGTACCGCATTCATGGCGGGAATACGTGGCTACGGCCTGAGATTAATAAAGCAATTCAGGAAGATGTATGGCCGACGTGGGATATGTATATTCAAGGAATGGCGGAGGTGTGGGCTAAAAGGAAAGGATTAAAGCTGCTAGAACTAGGTGGTAGGATGGCAGCAAAGCTTGGCTATATTACAGTTGATTTGAAAGATGCAGATGTGATTACAGACCTTAACAAACCATGGCCGTGGGAAGATTCAACGGTTGGTGTAGTAAGAGCTTATGATGTGTTTGAGCATCTTACTGATTCATTGCACACTTTCAAAGAATTGTATCGAGTGCTTTCACCGGGAGGTATGGCTTTCATTCAAGTTCCTTCAACAGATGGTAGAGGGGCGTGGGCCGATCCTACACATAAAACGTTCTACAACGTAAATTCTTTTTATTACTTTATGGATCGTAATTTTGCAAAGTATATTGACACGCCTGTACGATTTTACATGCCCCGATTGTTTACGACTACGAAAGATGGGAGCGGGACTTGCTGGGTCAGGGCCGATGCAATTTCTTTGAAAAATGGATTTCGCCCCGGCGGAGAGATTACAATTTAGAGGCGTATAAATGGCTTTCAAAAACATCGAAGAAAGACGTGCATATCGTAGAAAGTGGTATAAATTACATCCAGAAAAGTGGAAAATTTATTATGAAAATAAGAAGAAAAAGGGCTTGAAAAAACTTAGAAAACAAGAAAGAAACCAATATTTACGGCGTGAATATGGTATAACAACAATTAAGTGGGGTATGCTTTTTGAAAAACAAGGTAGACGTTGTGCTAATCCGGGATGCCGTGCTAGCATTCCCGGCTATCGTAATTGGCATACCGATCACAAGCCCGGAAGCAACCCTCCTATTGTACGTGGTATTCTGTGCCACGGTTGTAATACCGCTCTTGGACTGGCCAAAGATAACCCTGTTGTATTACGTGGTCTAGCTGATTATTTGGAGACTCATTAGAATGCAAAAAGTCTGGCTAAACATGATTGTCAAAGATGGTGCTTCTACGATTAAACGCTGTCTTGATTCTGTAAAGCCGATTCTTAAGGGCTATGCGATTGTTGACACGGGTTCTACAGACGGAACGCAAGACATTATTCGGATGGAGTTGGCTGATTTACCCGGCAAATTGATTGAGATTCCGTTCCAAGATTTTTCTCAGGCTCGCAATGAAGCTCTGAAACTAGTTAAGGAATTGTGCGAGAAAAACGATTACATTCTTTTACTCGATGCTGACGAAGAGCTTTGTTACCATGCAGAGCACAGCATTCCAGACTTGAAGGCTGATTGCTATGACTCGCTTATTCGTCTTCGGAATTTGGAATATTGGCGGATGCTTATCGTGCGGGCAGGGTTGCCTTGGTGTTGGCGGGGTGCGTGCCATGAGTATTTAGATTGCGCCGGATTATTTCGCAGAGAGAGACTAGATTGCTGGCGTCAAGCTTACGAGCATCCCGAGAGAAGCGGCAAGGAAGTTTCGCTTGCCCACGCCGCCTTGCTGGAAAAGAGCCTAAAGGAAAACCCCGGAGATTCGCGGTCGGTGTTCTACTACGCGCAGTGTTTGCGAGACGCGGGCAGCCTCATGCAGGCCGAGGCGCAGTATCAGCGGCGCGTACAGATGGGCGGGTTTCAGGAAGAAGTCTACGTCTCGCTGTTGGAGATTGGCCGCATCTGTGAACGCGGTGCCAAACAGCCGGGCGTAGTGATCGACGCTTACCTTCGTGCATACGCATTTCGACCGGGGCGTGCTGAGGCTTTGGGAAGTCTGTTGCAGTTTCTTCGTAAGCAGCGCCGGTATTACGAAGCGACGATGTTTGCTTCTGAGGCTCTGTCGTTGAGGCTGTCTCACGATGTTCTCTTCGTCGAAGGGGACTGGTTGAAGTGGAGGTTGTTAGACGAGATCACGTTCTGTGCGTATTGGGCTAACCGGCTTGATCTGGCAAAGATGTGTTCCGAAAAATTGCTCTTGTGCGATGTTCCGTCTACGGAGAGGACTCGCATTGACTGTAACCATAAAGTGATTTTGGATGCTTCGCTTGGCATTACAAATCCTCACGCAAAACAAATCTTCAAAGCATCTGCATAGTTTGCGGTAGGAGACAACGGCATGTACCGAAAACTGACGGCAGAGGACTATGCTTTGCTTAAAGCGGAAATCCTCAAGGACGAAGTGCATAGCAAGGATTCTGCGTTTTCTTTGGATATTTTTACAAATCCTGATACTCGAAGTATTGTATTTGAGGATTCCAAAGGTGTGGTGTTTTATGCCAATCTTTGTAAAGAGATGCGTATTACCATTCAATTTTGTAATGGCGTTGAGAAAGAACGCATCCGAAGAATATTTGAACAGCACATTCCAGAATTTGCGACTGCTTTCAAAAAAGCAGGCTACATAGCATTTGTATATGAAACCAAAAGTAAAGTGCTTTCTTGGTTTCTACGTCGTTTTGGATTTAGATCAACGGAAATTCAGCGAAAAGAGTTGTAATAAGTTAGGCTCGTGAGAGGCATAAAAATGAAAATTCACATTAAGACTACATGGGACTGGCAAGGCAATGTTCTTGAAGACGTTTGGTATGAATGGAGTGGCCCTGTTGAAAGATGTTGTGGTGCCCCGTCTGGCCAAACTGCACTAGCCTCTGCTCAATCTAGCTACTATGGTACTTTGACCTCTCAGGCAGAACAAGAGTTTGGACAGGCCAGTGCTCTTGCTGCTGAGTTTAAGAGCGAGTTCGAGCCTATCTTCGCTGCCGGGCCAAGTCAAAAAGGCTGGTCGCCAGAAGAAGCAACTGCTGTTAATACCAACACTCTTACTACTGAGGGACAAGCCACGGCGAATGCTTTGCAAGCCTCGAATTTGAAGACTAACGCGCTTGGTGGTGGAAATGAGTATGTACCACAAGGTACGGTAAAAGAATTACAAACCGGAATAAACGTCTCTGGCGCAGAAGCTACTGCGACTGCACAACAAAATAACTTGATTCAGAATTACGAACAAGGCTTCCAGAACTTCGAGATGGCGGCGCAAGGACTTGAAAGTATTCCATCGTTGTATTCAGGATCGACTGGCGCAGCAGGCGCAGCAACTCAAAGTGGCGCAGCAGCGGGGCAAACGTACAATGAAATTGCTCAAGAATCATTTGCGCCATGGGGTGCGGCGCTTGGTGCGGTTAGCTCTGTAGCCGCAGGCTCGAAGTATGTGTAAAATTCTTTGAAGGACGGTAAGAAAGTATGACAGCGCAAACGCTAGAGCTAGTGGCCTTGGCCGTGGCCGAAATGAACGGTGCTTTCATTCCAAGGAGTGAGGCATTTTTGTATCGTAATCCGGGGAAGTTGCGCGAGGCGAATGGAAACCTTCGCATGTTCTCCACATGGGCTGGTGGTTTGAAGAGCCTGATTAGTGATCTCTCGCGTTGGCCTGAGTACACCCCTGTATTGACGGTGTTCGAGAAATACGGTTGTGACTCCATCGAGAAAGAGTTCGTTGTTCTGGATTATCTTGGCCGGGCGGCTGATCGAGAGTTGAGCCAAGAGTCTACGTTGTCTGACGTAGAAGCGCCGAAGGAAGGAAACTAAAATGTCATTGGAATCAATGCAAGACCCTATCATAAAAACTCCTACGCCGGTTACCACGGCTACGCCGCCTCCCGCGCCTGCTGAGCCAGCGCCGGGGCAAGGGCAAGACCCTGCGGCTTTGCTTGGAGGAAACACGGCTGGTCCAGTTGTGCCTGCAAATCTGGCTCCCAAAGCCACGCCGCAACCTTCTTTGGCAAAGCAACAGCAGATAAGGTCTGCGGCTGAGGCTGCGGCTGCTCCAAATGCTCAAACACAGGTGAAAAGTCACCTATCAGGAATCTTGCACGCGATTGGTGATGCACTTGGCGGACCTAAGACTGTAGAGACCGGCGGTGTGGCGTTTGACAAACAGGGCAACCCTGTCCCTGAGACTCGGACTCGTGGTACAGGCGAGCGTGTGATGGGAGTTATCGGGCGTGCTTTGACTGGCGCAGCAGCAGGAGCGGGAGCAGCGCAAGGTCCGGGTGGACTAGGAAAAGCTGCGGCGGCTGGCGCTCGTGTTGGAACGGAAATGAACGAGGCTGACCAAAAGCGGCGCATGGCGAATTTTGAAATGTTTCGTACTCATGCTGGTATGATCTCCGCATATCGGCATGAAGGAATGGAAGAGACCAGTGCTCTACAGTCAATTGCTGACCATGCGCTTCCTACACGGGATGCCATGTTGAACATGGGAACGATTAAGAGTGTCTTTGGTGAAGTTCCTGTAGATAGTGCTACAATGCAGGAAGAGTTGAACAAAGGAATCAAAGCAGGTTATGGAGCAGCCAAGCAATTTGCTTCACCCGGCCCGCCTATCCCTGACCCAACTCGTCCGGGCAAGATGCAGCAAAGCTGGTTTATTCTGCGAGCAACGTCGCCTGACATGGATTTGGCTTCGCAAACCGTCACGGTCAATTCGGAAGACTTGCGCCAGCAATTGAGCAAGCAGCTTGGTGTCGAAGTCAAGATGGGAGCCGAAGTCCCTGCCATCACTTTGTACAACTTGAATGGGCAGGCTCTTAACGCGATCTCTTCAATGGAGACTGCGCAAAAGGAACTTAAAGACGCGGGCATCGAGAACAAGACTCCGTTTACGGTCAAGGATTTCTACAACCTAAAAGGCTCCGAATTGTTCGTCGCGCAGCGCGCTTTGAACCAGTGGTCCACGAAGTACAAGGGAAGCACCGGTGACGTGGTAACCGATCTGCAAAAGATGGATAAGGACAACCCGTGGGGAGCCACGTGGATTGCCAAGAATCTGTACCAAAGCAAGCAAAAAGAGTTGGCCGATTTCCGCGAAGAAAAGAAAGCAGCAGAGCGTTCCGAATTGGAAGAAAAGCAAAAATTGCAAGTGGGTGCTCTTACTGAAGACGGGGCTAACAACATCCTTGCAACGAATGCTGCGGAAATTAAAGCCGGTATAAAAACACACACCTTTACTACTCAGCGTGTGGATGCGGCTGAAGATTTCATCAAAAAGAAACATGATCCTTTAGTAAAAATCGAATCAGATGACAATGCGTTTACTGGGGATAAAGCCGCAGGAACTTTGGCGATGTTAGGTGAACTGCGCCAGACTGAGACTGACCCCGCTCGCCTTGTTCGTATCAACCACGGCATCGCTGCGGCTAAGGCCGGGCACTCGGCATGGATGAATGACAAGTACACTCAGGCGAAGTTTGAACAAGACATCAAAGTAGGAGACCCTAAATCAGCGGCAGAATTTCTTGCAAATCGTACTATGACTATTGCGGATTTTAAGAACCGGGGCATGACCACAGACTGGATTACTCAAGCATTACATGCTACTCAGCAATATTGCAAAGATCACGGACTTCCTCCGTATGACGCTGTGGCCGAAGACGTGGCAGAGCGTCAGTCGCAAGGCGTCCAAAACGTTCAATTCTTTACTAATGCTAATTCTCTTGTTAGCGAACATGGAACTTTAGCACAGTTGCGAACGGCATCAGAAGGACTAGCTGGTCAGACACAACTTCCCATGCTTAATAAGTGGGAAGACATTGTGCAAATGGCAACGGGTGGTGGAGCGCCAGCGAAGGTTGCTGCGTTGGCCATCGGTGCGGCGGACGATCTTTCACAAGTCATGGGCGGTGGCGGAACGGATACGGCCCGCGCTCAGGTGTTGAAGGTAGTGGACGCAAAGTTGTCGCCGGAGCAACGTAAGCAAGCCTTTGACGGCATCATCAACATGGTTAATTCAAAACGTGTTGCACGGTTTGGACGCAATATGTATCTGCGTCGGTTATATGGTTTGAATGAACAAGAAACTGGCGGATTTGGTGAGATGGAAGGACAGCACCCAAGATTTCAACAAGGCGAACAACAAAACATTCTAGACAAAGTAAAACAAGCCGCTCCGGGGCTTGTAATCAGTCAGTAAGTGAGGGACTATGGCAGATCAAGAGCAAGGCATTCAAACTCCGGCAACACCGAACTTGGAAGAGCCGGTAGCAGTTAATGTGCCGTCTGAGACCGCTCCTGCGCCTCCGACGCAATCTTTGATTCCAGCGGCCCCGGTGACTATTCCTACCGTTGACGAACTTGCGAAGGCCGGGGAACAGGTGTCGCATATTCCAGACAACCGTGTTATCCGCCTGAGCACTGGGCACATCGCAGTCGGGAATAGTGAGGACATCGAAAAGGCTCTGAAGGTCGATCCCGGAGCCACGGAGATTCCTAATGCGCCCGGCTACGTTACTGTCCGGTTGTCCAGTGGACACATCGGAAGAATGCCTAAAGAGCAAGTCATCGACGCAATGAAGGCAGACCCTAAGATGCGTGTGCTCGCCGGAGACACGAAGGGAATGCTTGACCCGAACGCAAAACAAGATCAGGCGTTGAAGGAACTTGCTAAGCCGCCGGATGCGCATCAAATGGGCATGGGTCCAGAGGCCGAGTTTGTGACCGGCATGGGAAAAGGTGCGGTCGAGACGCTGCGTGGTTTAAAGGGCGTGATTGCGCATGTTGTTGGAGAAAAAGTTGCCGACGACTGGACTACAAACAACATGCCGAAGATCATGACTGTGGATACCGAAGGCAAGACGGCGTATGAAAGCGCCGGTAAGTTTGCCGAAGGTATTGCGGAGTGGATTTCTGGTGACGCAGCATTGAAAGGTTTGAGCGTTGCTGCGAAGCTCGGGCTGGCCGGGAAGATTGCTGACTTGGCAAAAACAAGTCCATACGCCGCTCGCTTTATCAGTCTTGGTTTGGACGCCGTGCGTGGTGCCACGGTTGGTGGTGCTATCGGCGGAGTCAAGGGCGCTGCGGGTAGTGAAGGTTTGAAGGGAGCCGCCGAGGGAGCCGTTGGAGGAGCCTTGATGATCGGCACAGCCGGTTTGACGGGCATGGGCCTTGAGGCCGTGGACAAAGCTGCGGGAATTTGGCTTGCAAAGTATGCAGCCGCTCCGCCTAAAGAAGGTGCGCCGTCGCTTGGACAACTCGCTGTGAAATACGGGACCCGTGCTACGGCAGGGGCTATCCTATGGAAAGTGCGAGACTCCGCGCCTGCGCCAGTGAAGGGTCTCGTGACTATGATGTTGTACGGCCTTGGCTTCGAGTCTATGGGAGCCTTGGCGAGAGACATTCCTAAAGAGCTTTCAGAAAATCCGACTGTGGTTAGCGGCGCACAAAAGGCCGCGCACAACCTAGCTCCTATCTTCAATCGCGCCGCTGGGGAGAGGGGTTTTGAAGAGGTTCCGGGAGAAGAGGCTGCTGCGCCGACTGAGAAGGCTGCGCCCGAGGCTACGCCGAAGGCCATGGTTGCGCCTGCCGCGCCTGCCCCTGCTCCAACTGAAGGAACTGCCTTTAAGACCCCTCCGGTAGGCCAGCCTACGGCGGCAGGAAACGTTGATTTTGGAAAGATTACGCCAGAGCCTACCCTGGGCGAGCATCCGGCTACGCCTATTCTGCGGGCAGAGCAAGAAGCGAAGGCGCGTGAGGCCAACGGCCAGCCAGCGCCGGGCACGCCTGCGAAGGCTACAGGTGAGGAAGTAAAGGCCGTGGAAGAGGCCAAGCCAGCAGAACCAGTCAAAGCACCAGCCAAGCCCGGAACACAGAAACAGACGCCTCCAAATCACGTTGAGGCCCATGCAAAAGCAGCAGAGGCTACAGCCGTAGACGGTGCAAAGCCCATGGTGTACAACGGGACCGTGGAAGGAACTGCGTACTTTACGGACCCCGAACGTGGTAACACAACGTACACGCTTTCTGAGAAGGAAGTCACGCCTGAGAACTTGATGATGCGCCGCGACCTGACTCCTCCGCCAGAGATCGCTCCGGCGGTAAGAGCATTTCAGGAAGTAGCTGCGCCGTCTCACGCCGAAGGCGAAGTGCCCAAAGTTAAGACTCCTAAAATTGAGGCCCCGCCGCCTCAAGAATCTAGTACTCGTGTTATAGAAAGTTACTTGAACACCAGAAATAATCAACGTGTTAATGTGATAGAAACTACTGAAGGAAGGCGTTACATTGAATATCCAGACAATATATCAGAACTATCGGGAGCAGGAACTGGAATTTACAGCAAAAGTTTCATAGATGACGCTGTGTCAAGAGGCATATTGAAAAAAATAACAATAGTTCCACTAGGCTCAGCCGAAGGTGTTGGAGAACCACCTCTTCCTAAGAGCAAGATTACGGCAGGAACACCTGAAGCAGACAATTACATCAAACAGTTCAAAGAATCTCACCCCGAAGCTGTCGCGCCTAAAGCAAAGGGCGTCGCTCCGATGACAGACGAGGAAATTCTTGCCACACAGCAGGCCAACAAAGGCACCATGGATTTCCGTGGGAAGTTTGACAGCGAGGCCGAGGCGCAGAAAAAGATCGACACCAGCGGCGAAAAATATAAGGGCTGGAAGCCGTTCCAGATCAAGTACGGAAACAGGGCTGGTGAATGGCGTATTGCACGACCGATTATTACTAATGAAAATCTTAATTCATTTGATATTAGTAAAGAGGAAGTAATTTTCGGCCATGAAGCCGCAGGCCATTGTTTAATGGCAGATATTACTGATACACCCACGAAAGAAGGGATTGAATTTACTCCGACAGGGGCACGCACACGTATTGATTTTGATAAAATAGTCCAAGCAGAGGCAGACCATCCTGAAGAAATAAGCAATCTGTTGGCGACGTTTGCGGGAACTCGTGCTATTGAAATTGGGAAAAATAATCCTATACAAAGCAAACTTCTTACATTTGCAGCCGGGCCTCGTATAGACGAGATCATGGGTTATACTAGTCGTAATGCAGACATGAATGTAATTGGAAGCGACGGCTACAGATTTAAGAAAGTTTTAGAGGCGTTAGGAATACCGAAAGAACTTCACCAGCAAGCGTGGGACACATATTCACAGCACGCTAAGGAATTGTTGCGTCATTATCCAAACGCCGTCAGTCAGGCTATTAACTTCTTTAGAGACCCTGAGAATGTTGGTCGGAGGAAATTTTCTCAGGAGGAAGTGCAAAAACTCGTTAATGATATTCGTGGTAAAGAAGCTATTCCTGACAGAGTTAATGATGCTCTTAAAACTACTGACCTCGAAGCTCGGAGACAAAAGTTTTGGGACCTAATGAAAGATCAGCCTGTTGAGGACGAGTCAAAGCTCGCTTACCAGAGGAAGTATGGTCCGACCGGCGGAGAAGCGATTTGGCTGGCTAAACAAGCTATGAAAGGCGCGGACGAGCATGCCGCTGCTCCAATAAAAGGAGCAAGCACGTTCGCCAGCAACACGTCTCAGGCTCAAAGAATGAAGCGCCTTGAGGCCATTGGCAAAGCTGGAAGAGGGTATTGACATCCGCTTTTAGTTTTGCTATACTGTAAGGAGGTGAGTTATGAAGGAAAGAAGAGGTGATATATGCGCCCAGATGAGTTAGAATTTCAAAAGCTGTTGGGCAGGCTACGGATGTTGCCTGAGTCTGAGAAGGCAAAGATTCGGGAACGCATCTACAAAGACATTCGCATAAAGCCGAAGACTACAAACTCCCCTAAAGAGAAAAAGTAACCTATATGGTTATTTATCTAATTCGCAACAAAATCAACGGAAAAGAATACGTCGGACAGACTGTGCAAAGTTTAGAACGACGTTGGCAAATCCATTTGTGTGGAAAACAACAAGCTATTGATCTGGCTATTAAGAAGTATGGTGCTGAAAATTTTGAATTATCAACATTAGCATGGCCACGAACTTTAGAAGAAATGAATGTTGGAGAAGAGGCCCATATATTTTCACGCCATACGATAGCTCCGAAGGGATACAACCTACTTCCCGGAGGCAACAATCATCGCCCTACCTCCGAAACTAGAGCCAAACTTCGAGCATCTCGTGCTGGCCAAATACGCCCTTCTTGTACTGAAGAAACAAAATTAAAAATGAGACTAGCACATTTGGGAAAACCCGGAACCATGTTGGGAAAGAAGTTTACACAGGAACACAGAAAAAAATTAAGCATTGCGGCGTTTAAGCGCGAAGCAGTAAGGAGACAAATTCGTGCCTCTTCCAATATATGAAGGAGGGTCTTTAGCTAGAAAGATAGACGCCTACCAGCCCGACATCGAAACGCAGATTCGCATCGAGCATGAGATTTTGCAAGCGCAAGAGGCTGCCCCAAGCATTTATTCTAGCCATGTCTCAAAAAGAGCCAAAGATGCTTGGGAAGAAAAATTTTTTTTGAACTGTGAGCGCCATCGTCATTTCCGGGTTCGAGACCAAGATGAGATTACTTCGGAGCGCCCCGGGCGCCGTCTGCACATTCAGCAGTTCGTACAGATGTTGAATACGCTGCCACGCAGACGCTTCATTCTCAATTCTTGGGGAGTGAGGGGCATGAGGGGCCTGAATGCCAGCGTAGGAGGCGGCAAACCGCGCTATGTACTGGCTCTGGATGACGGTGTGATGCCGGAATGGTCCTACATTACCCTTGACGAGCATGGCCTGCCGAAGAAGCTCGCGGCGCGAGGCTGGCGGGCGGTGTTGCTCGTCTTGCTCAGGTCCGGCCTGATTACGGAGTCTGAAATGCAAAAGCTGTTCGGCTTCGCCACAGGGACGCCCGGCGCATTGTTTCGGAAGTATCTTTTTGAGCAGCGCAACCATCGGTTTGCCGATGGAGAGGAGTGGGTCGAACGTGCCCGCATTCGACCGAATGAGAGGTATGAATGACGAAGGAAAATTTCGAGAAAGCACAATTGTTTATGAAAGTCTGGCAGGAAGCGGGCCATCTTGGTGAGCAGGCAATGATGGCAGTGGCCTTTGCTATTAGAAATAGACAAAGGGCTGGGTGGGAAGGCGGGTTCTGGCTGAAGGTGATCGAATATGCTGGCAGACTGCGGTATAACGATGCCCCACTTAATTTGGACTGGCCGGACCTGAGAGACCCAATTGTGCATCGGGTCTTGGCGAGGATTGACGGCGTATATGATGGGTCTGCGTCCGACAACCTTACGAGCGTCACAGCGCCGATGCCCATCGAGCGGTATGCTTGGCAGGGCGGAGATTCCGCGCAGGTTCGTACTGGAAAGTATTGGGCGGAACTCTCGGGCATAACAAACAAAGAATTTTTGGAAAGAATTGTTCGGGACCCGGCAAGTCACCCCAAGACTTCTACAGTCGGAAGTCTGACGTTCTTTGCATAGGAGCGATACGATTGCCGCTGTTTTAAGAAGTTTTCTGGTCTGAGGGAAAATTCTTTTGCCATGCTTCGTTGACTCCAGCCGCCGTTGTAATAGTTTGAATCGCTATACGTCCTACCCATTCTATCAAAGCAGGCACAAACCAAGCAACAACCAGAATCAATCCCAAAAATACCCAAATAGCCCCATCTAAGTTGTTCATTTTTTCCTCCGTTAGCCTTGGTCTATTGTTCTTCCTTTTGGAAGTACTTTTACTACTTTTCCTGTTTCATCTAGCTCCGTCACATGGCCATCTCGCATTACATATTGGTGGTTAGACGCGATGTTAGGCCGGATATTCATTAAGGAAGGCTTAGTCAGCGTCTCTTGCGTGCGGTAGTCGTAATGATACAAAGGAACGTCGATCATAACAAAGGTTTTAATTTTGTTAGAAATTTTAGCACTCCATGCAGCGTCTTCCCCTTTTTGAACATCTGGAAACTTTTCAGACTTCGCAATGCTCGCCTTTGTCGGGTTCCAGTGAGCTGTTCTCCCACCTGTAACAGTCTGGTCGGTGTCTTTCACAAACCAAAGCGTCTTGTACTCAGGAGTACGCACTAACAAGCGAGGCTTTTTGTAAATGTCTTCTGTCCAGAAGATGGTCATTCCTATTACGTCAACATCTGGATGCGAATGCAAAGTATCTATGATAAGTTCCAAATAGTCTGAGAATACACGGTCATCATCGTCGATATAGCAGAGGTGGGTTCCGTTTGCCATATCAAGTAATTTATTACGCTTTGCACCTATCGTTATTTCGCCGTTGTCTTCTAGCGTTATGATCTCGACTTCCTCGGGGTTCGGCAATGCATTCTTTTGTGCATTTAATCCACGCAGTAGCCTATTAAACTTTTCTTTTCGTGAGGGCACCGTAGGAATAAGAATACTTAATAATGGTTGCTTCATGATTGTTTTGCCTCGATATACTCCAAAGCCCTAGCCAGACCTTCTTTAAGCGTGATCTTCGGCTCAAGGCCAAAGTGTTTTTGTTTTGCGGTGTCTCCAACCCTTGCAAAGACGCCCTCTGGCTGGTGTATATTACCGACCACTTGTGGAACGTATCCGCACAACTTTGCAGCGGTGGAAGTCAGCGTCTTTATGCTGGTGGCTATTCCGGTCGAGAGGTTGAGGGTATCTCCCGCGTGCATCACGTCCATGGTTTTGAATATGCCGTCAACACAGTCTTCGATGTGAATGAAGTCCCGAATCTGATTGCCGGTCCCCCACACCATAATGATCGGGGAGTGCCGGTAGTCCAGCACTCGTTTGCAAATGCTCCGGTAGTCCAGCACTCGTTTGCAGATGCTAGGGAACGGATAGGTCATATCTTGATCTTCTCCGTACCCGGAGAATGGGCGGTACACCACGGAGTCTAGCCCGTGTTTTTCGTAGGCTAGGTGGGCCAGAAATTCATGCGTTAGCTTCGCCCATCCGTAGCTCATGTCCGGTATACCAATCTCTTGTGCCTTAAAATCTAACATATTTTCTTTTAATAATAATATGCCTCGTATATCCTCGTTTTGCAGACAAACGGGGTATGCGGCGCTGGAACTGAAACACAGCGTCTTGCGTGGCCGAGCCTTGGCTGCCCATTGCCAGTACGCGGCGTCGATGGCTAGATCCTCTGCTACGGCGAGAGGGCTGTCTTCGATCATAAGCCGACCACCGACAATGGCGGCTAGGTGGACGGCGTAGTCGAACTCAGCCTCCATGTTGTGAGCGAAGTATTCCCGGCAATCCATCTTGAAGAAGTAAAAGTTGTTGTAGTCGTAAGGCATGTAAAAGGGCCATTTAACGGGGTCAATCGCTCCCGTTTTGGGTACGAGCGGGTCCACAACGCATACTTTGTCGCCTCGGTCCAGAAACCGTTTAGTGATGTGGCGTCCGACGAAGCCCGCGCCTCCGCTAATTAGTACGGTGTTCATTGTGTTTTCTCCTGTGGTTAAATCTCTGCTTTGAAAAAGCCGCGAGCACAGTTTGGAATACTAAAATCGGAATGCATCGGTTCTAAAGAAAGCAAGGTTATATTACTAAATCCTGCAATCTTTAACCAGCTTATCATACAAGGCACGTTCGGTCCTGTCCAACATGAAAAGTCGGTGTTACATTGGTCAGCGTCATAAAAGGCGCAGGCCGGAGTTTTGACCTCTTGCAAATCAATGTGTCCTTCGATTAAAGCATACTCTTTGCAAATTGCTCTAACCTTTTCAAAAGCTAAGAGAGGGTGTTTTAGATGGTAATAAACCCCAAACATAAAAACAATGTCGAACATTCCAACATTTTTTGGGTTTATATCATATACACTCATTTGCATGGATTCTACTTTTGAATGTAAAGCATCGTGAGCAAAATCAAAAGGCTCTTTTGAAGGTCCGGTTTTTACAAGGCTAGGATCGTAAAAATATCCTAAGTCTCCTTGTGATGTATCCCATTTATCAAGAGCAACAACTCGTGATGCGCCTCGTTTTTCTGCTAAAAAAGAATTGAAGCCATCCCACGCCCCAATATCAAGAATGCTTTTTCCAGCAAGGTTTTGAGGAAGGTTAGGATAGTAATAATGTAAATCTTCTACCCTAAACATGCCGGGAGTAGTGATTCCATTTCCAAGGTCAATGCAGTGAAACCAATGAAAATCATTTACAGATTTCACAGGGAATCCTCTCTTTCATTGTTAAAAAAATCACAGCCGTGTGAAATGACAGCCATGCAGTATAGTTTGTATACGTGGAAGCCTTGCGCCGTAGCATAGTGGATTGTATCTTCGCCTCTGCAAAAGCCTTCGAGGGACGGCATATTCAAGCCCGGCGTTTCGTAACAATCGTCGATGACTACTAAAGCTGGCTCACGTAAGAGTTTGGAAACGGCTTTGTACTCTTCGAGGTTTATTGCATAGCTCCCGCCGTCCAAAAAAGCCAAGTCTATCGGGGTAGTCGAAGCAGAGATTGTACTTACTGAGTCCGCACAGATGAGGTTAACAAACGGGTGCAGGCCCTCTTGTACAAGGTATGCAGAGCATGTGGCGACAGCGCTGGGGTCGTTGTCAATCGAAGTGAAGGCCCCGCCATGCTCTTTAATCCATTGAGCGATGTAATAGGTACTGTGGCCGTCTCCGATGCGGAACTCAGTATTGCGTAGACAGCCTGCTTCTACTACGTTCAACGGAATCTGTTTGAGTTTGAGAAGGGCGTTTAGAAATTGTGCAAGATACCAACCACGTCCTTCGTTTTTCGGCGGTAGAGTAGAAAAGATATTATGCAAAGGGCACCCCTTTGGCATTAAGCTGAATTACTTTTCCATCCCTGAAAACTTTGGGTCCTAGCGTCAGCTTTTCTGTCGGTGTTTTCAAAAGCGCGGCAGTGAGCGTCTTTTCAAGCCGGTCATTTAGACTAGCCCATTTGAGTGCGCGGGCGTGATTCTCTTCGATCACGGGAAGCATTTTGTGATACGTGTCCGGCGTAATGTCTTCCATCTTCTCCATCAAGTCTTCGTAGTTCGAGAAACGGATGATGCCGGATTCGTCAAACCACTGCCCTATATTTGGGCATCCCCAATAGAACGGTACAGTCTTGGCGATGAAGGCGTCGATGATCTTTTCGGAGAAGTAGTTTTCCTCGAAAGAGTTTTCGACGACGATGCTGTACTCGTAAGAGTACATCATCTTGCGCTTGTCTAGCCATGGCTGTGTTTTGTTCATGACGAGGCCGGAGGTCTTGACTGATTCGAGCACGAGCTTGCTTGGAAGCGGCGCTTTCACTTTGTCAAAGAGTGCAAGGCGGAAGCGATGGCCCAGCGTCCAATTCTTGGCGCTGACTTGGAAAGATACGCCGTAATCTCTTTCCGGCAGGTCGGTGTACGTTAGGTTGAAAGGCTTCGCCATGTTTTCGTACCACGAATTTTCGTCGCCGGGGCCTGCGCCTTGGCCGTTCCAACTGCAACACGCTGGCCCATTGAAGTAGACCGCGTTCGGGCACTTGGAAAGGATTTGTGGGTTCCAACCCAAGACCACGTTGTAGTTATTGCAGTCCTTAATAATATGAAGCAGGTTTACTCTGTTCGGGCCTTCAAGCGTGAACACGCACTGCGGCTCGTATTGAAGAAAGACTTTGAAGGCAGCCGGGTCCTCGATGGTCTTGACGGCGTAGTCAACGTTGATGACTACTTTTCGATCTCGCGGAACAAGCGCGGGCTTCCAAGGAAACCGAGCATGGAAGATCGGCGTGAATTGTACAGACTTGAATACGCGGTAGCGCATGGTAGACGAAGTCTCTCGCCCGTACTGTGGAGGCTCGATTTTTATCCACGGCAGGTTAAACACCTTTGGATACGGCAGACTATTGCCTTGCTCAATAACAGTCTTAAATCGTTGTTGTGCGGCGGCGCGTTCTCGAAGAAACTTCTCTCTGGCATCAGCAGAGATTTTGGAAACCTCTTCCGACTTCAGCTGCATAGTTTGCAATACAGCTTCATAAACAGCCTCGGCTGTAATAAGTCCTACAACTGCCCGCCCCATTCTGCGGTAGGTCGCTGGTTTCACTTGTGGAACACGAGGGTCGGCGGCTTCATTCATCGGCGGCATCGCTGTCGTAACCAGCACAGCACCGACACTCAGGCCCTCCCACAGCGCATGGCCGTAGCCCTCGTAAGCGGAAGGCATGATGTGGTACTGGCAGGCGTTCATGAGGTTCTTGAGCGCGGGAAAGGCTATGCTTCCAGTGAAGAAAACGTTCTTAAGCGTTTCGTCTTTGTAATCGTTCCCGCGAGCGCCGACTACGTACAAGCGCGGAGGTTTGTCAAACATCTTCCACGTAGCTAACGTCGCTTCGGTGTTCTTCTGTCCGGCTCCGCCGACTAGGTGCATCCAGATTGGCTCCCGTTTGATGGAGGGATCGTACAGGTACCGTGTCCAATATCCGGTGTAGACGGCCTTCTCCGTGACGGCGCTTATGATGCGGTGTGAGTCGTGTGTCTTGCACAGGACCCGCGTGAGTCCGGCGAACTCTCGATCACACGTGGACCATTCCGGGTTGATGATTAGGTAGTTGTCACAGGCCATCCCAAAGAGATTGGCATCGCAGATTTCGTTGAAGAGATTGATGTCCGCTGGATGGACACTCTGAAACGCTTTGGGATTTTTCGGATGTAGGTTGACCGCGTTGAGTTTCGCGTCAGGGAACTCTTTGGTGAAAAATTCTCGAAGCAACTCATACTCCATCTCTAGTCCACAGCCGTTGTACCACGAAATTAGATTGACGAGCATTAAGCACCCTCGGCTGCATATTTTTTCATTTGGCCTCTCCCATGGTGGTGAGCGTCACATGGGCACGCTCTTCACTGGTAGGGCAACGGAGCAAGTTGAGCATGTCCTTGACCAGAATGCCGTAGGCTACGTATTTCTTAACCGGCAAGAATAGAGGAATGGCTGGCCGTGTTGCCTTGCCATTACGCATTGGTTTGCGATGACTTGGCACCAGTTTGCCCTGCATGTAGCGCAGAAAAATATCGTCTGCCAAGTCCATGTGAGTCTGGCCTTTGAGGGCCAGCCGCGTAGTATAGCGCGGGGTCCTGAATTTCTGTGCGACCACGCAAAGAAGAAGATACACGTCCTCATGCGTTCTGAGGATCGTAGGTACGTCTTTGTAGCTTGGGGTTTTGTTTGTCGGTCTCATATTTACCTTTCCCTTCCAGTGTAACACAACCTTGCCCGGAAGTCAACCCCGTAGATGTCTGGGCAAGAACCCGGCGTAGGTTCGGACGTATTGAGGAAGGTAAGCGTCTCTCATTCCTTGCTCCAATGATCGTCGATGTGCGCGTCTGACTTCATGATGACGCTCTTGTAAATCTCTGCTCCGGCCCGCGTGATGCAGTCTTGAATCAGTTCGCTGATGGCTTCTGCGTTTTGTTCCGGGCTTTCTGTGACCAATTCGTCGTGGACGAGGTTTTCCAGCTTGCCTTCGTATTTAGGCTCAAGCGTGTGCCATAGGAAGGGTTTGCCATTACTGTCAAATCCACAACCAATCGCTAATTTAATAAGGTCCCCGTTCCCGCCCTGTACCGGCGCATTACGTGCCTCACGCCCGATGCTTGCCCACATGCCTGCCATCTCACGGCGAACCTCAGCGTCAATTGGATCACGTCCATATTTTTTTCTATATTTCTGTATCCAGTGCTTCCTTGCCCGGTCGAAGGTTGGGCGTTTGAATAGACGGCGGCGTCCTAGCGTAGTCCTGCTTTCCAGATTCATCGTGGCGTAGGTGCTCAAACCTTCTAGGAACTTCCACAAGGTGGGTACCCACTTTTGGAAACGAACCAAGTCTTTATGTGCTTCTGGCCGGGTCTTGCCGGTGTTGTTGGCGTAGCCTACCTCGCCCAAGCCGTAAATTACACCGAAGTTTCTGGACTTGATCGGAGTACGGACTTCGTTATGCGCCTTGCATTTGCACTTGTGCTTGTTTCTGTAGTATGCGCAGTCCGGCTCCGCTTTTTGCTTCCAGATTTCAGGATAGGCATCCTCAGCGCCCATTGCGTGAACGTCCCAATCTTTCTCGAAGGCTTCGAGCCAGACACGTTCATTCGACATGTCCGCAGCGATGCGAAGTTCGCACCCTGAAATATCAACGGTGATGATCTTGTAACCTTCCCGTGCTTTGAAGCAAGCGCGGTAGGCTTCGTCACTTGGGATGTTTTGGATGTTCGGGTTGTCGGAAGAAGTTCGTCCGGTGCCTGCACCTATTTGGTTAATACTGGAATGGATGCGACCCGAGATTGTTGATATGTACTTTTTTATGAACTCTTCGCCATACGTGCCAACCGCTTTGCTCAGTCCACGCAGTTGACGAACCAGTTTAACCGCCGGATGCTTTTGCAATTTCTCAAGCGTCTTATCGTTTGTGTCCGGCAAGGACCGCGCTTTGATGCCCATCTTCAACAGAGCGGCGCGTAGCTGCTGATTGGAATCGTAATTGATAGCAGCCTCGCCTTGGTATTCTTCTTGGACCTTCTTAGCTTCGCTGATCTCTCCACGGGCTACAAGGTATGCCCGGCGGTATTTGGCGCGGAGTTCTTTGTCCGTCTCTAGCCGCCAGCGCGTCTCCATCGAATTTAGATCGTAGGTGGGCATGACGAAGCGGCCTACGACCGGGATGAACAGTTCGTCGAGTTGCTTGATTACACTGGTTAGCTCTTTCAGCTTGTCTCGGAACACGTCCATCCATGATTCTTTATGGCAGAAGAAACCGTGGACCCGCATGTCGCCGAAGGCGGGAATGGCGTCGAACTCGACTTGTGCTGTTGGAGTCAAGCCATCCAGTTCCAGCAGGCGCATCTGCTTATCTCGGATGCTGAATACTAGGCGAACGTCGAGGGCGGCGTAAATGATTTGCTCCGGCGTGAGTGGCTTGCCAAGATCGTCAAAAGACGTTTGCAGGCTTTTGTCGATGTTGACCTTGCCGTACTTCCGCATCAAATCGTCTAATGCAAAGTAGCCTACCGTCTTGGCGGCTACGAGACCGCAGAGCAGAACTTGCTCCGCAATCATCGTGTCCCAAAAATGCCAAGGACGCAGACCGAATCCCATGCGCGAGTTTTCATATTCAAACTGTAGGAAGTGGCCTAGCTTGAGCCAGTCCCGGCTTTCCAGCGCCGGGCGAAGTGCGGCGATGATGGGTCCAAAAACATCTTCGCGCAGCTTAGACTCTCGCTGTGCGTGCTTGAGCACCCACATTGCGGCCTCGGGGGAAGAGTTGCCGGTCATTTCTGCGTAGGCTTGTGCGAAAGCTAGAAGGTTGATTACGTATTGCTCTTCCCGGTCGCCGACCTGAATGGTACGGACGTAGCGGTCGTTGATGTCCTTGACAACGTTTGTCTCCACGTCAAAGCCAAACGTTTTCTTGCGAGAGAAGAAGTCAGTAATCAGGCTCAGCTTTTCGTTTGTGTCCACCAAGGTAACGTTCATTGGTGGATTGAGGGCAGAAATATCCAACGATTTGTAGAACTCTGAAGGCTGAGGAGTAGTATTAGTCATGGATTTTGACAGCCTCGTTTATCATTTGATGTTTTTTTATACGTGAATTCAGTCTAGACAAAACTTTAGTGCAAGTGCCTTTTATAGGACGATCATCTTCTAGATTTTTTCCTTCTTGTGCGTCCAATAAAATTGCACAACAAGCCATGACATGGCCTAGATGATGCACTTTGCTATCGGAGGCTACTTCTTCTCCATCTAGCCACGCTAATAAATGGCGCATCGCTGCTGCTACATAGATTCTTGCCTTCACATTATTTTTTCGCCAATTGTAAGGATCGTATTTACGTGCTCCGTCCATCATGCCTGTAGCACAATGAACTATAGCTATAGGAGGCACAAGTGATAAATCTACTTTCAAAACTCCTAGCCTGTCTTTCGGGTTTTCCCCCTTTTTACAATGCTTGTTTTTGTTAGCCATTGAAAAGCCTTCTTCCATGTCATAAAATGTTTTTTTCCACGAAGATAGTGAAATATGTGCTGTCGTGGTCCTACAATCACTGTTTTCTTTTTTAGAGCATCCGCAAAACCATTTTCCCAACAATGGCCTCCACGGGTGAAAAGAGTGTCCGGACTAACTGTAAACAAAACAAAATGTGTTGCTTTGTATAGTTCCTTTTTATCTCGTATAGCTGCTTTTCTTAAAAAAGATTCTGAAAGATTTGAAATACTAACTTTCGAAATTATGTGTTCATTTAACCACGTTGAAACAACTTTAATACCTACTGATTTCAAATCGTTAGCTGCTTTAGAAATTTCTTTTTTTCGAGAATAATGACCGGCGAGATATACCTTCATACTTTTTTCCATGAAAAGATGTATCGGATAGCCTGCATCGCCGCACTGTGAACGACGAATGGCTTTTCTCGATTGATACTACTTACGAAACTGCTGATGATGCGAGGTTCATATCTTTCGTACTCAAGCGCAAACAGACGGCAGTGCGGATACACACGTAGTCCACGAGGCCAGCGGTTGTGGCAGTGGCCGTGAATGTTGAGAGTCGCCCCGGCAGGAAGATGCTTGGACGGACGATGAGAAAAGTAAATTCCGCTCATGACGAGGCCGTCGCAAGCGTAGGCAAACCCGCTGTGCTTCATCCACCAGCTTATAGACTTACTATCGTGGTTGCCTCGTATTAGAATCTTCATGCCCGGCAAGGTCTGTATCCAGCCTTGCTTGACGGCGAAGAGCCAAGCTACATCGCCTAGATGAATGATGATGTCTTGTGGAGCTACCAGCCTGCGCCAGTTCCGGCAGATGCGGGCATCCACGTCCTCCGGTCGGCGAGTGTGTTTCTTGATTTCGCTATGGCCGAAGTGCGTGTCTCCGATTACCCAATAGCGCACTTTCTCCGGTTGCACGTTGTGCAGTTCACTGAGCGGTAGCAGGGCTGACACTGGCAGCCTCCTGAGTGAAGGGTTTGGTTACCACTGGCACCGCATGGAGCCGCGCCAGCGCAGTTCTGGCGTTGTACAGCTTGCGGGCTAGGCGCACGGCTTTACGCGCAAGAGACCTCTGCATGTGCCGGTTGGAGAGACCGACTACGCGAGGCGGGCACTTGACTAGCTCGCCGTCCGGCCCTTTGATCGTATCAGCGGCCTTGCAGCTACACAAGGCGTCGCCCTTGTAGAAGATGCGCCCGCACATGGGGCATTCACACTCGATGGCTCGGATAGGAGCCAAAGGCGGAGTCTTGAGGCGGGTTTCGATTTCAATTTGCTCCGCCGTGGTGTCAACGTCTGGATTCTCCACTAGCGTTGTCAGGCGGTCAATCAGAATCATACGGTCAAAAGCGCGGCTCATTGCAGCCACCTCGGAAAGATGAGATTGTACCACGGAAGCCGCTCACGGCGTTCCACAGCAAGGATGTCTTGCACGAGGGAACTGATTGCCTCCGCCGTTATCTTTTCCCACTCGAATGTGGGAATGGGCGTGCCGGACCACGCAAGACGTAGAGCACTCTGTTCGAGTTGCTCGACTATCTCACCGGCTACATCTATAATCAGCCTCTCGTAGTTCTTCCCGTTTGCGTTCATGTCATTCTCCTACATTCCAGACTACAATAAAATGGCTTGTGTTGTCAAGCGAAAAGTGGGTTGCCGGACGGGAATCGAACCCGCGTAGCAAGAGCCACGGTCCTGCGCTCTACCACTGAGCTACCGGCAAACTCGTTAAGGCATAAATAGCTTGCCTCGTGGATTCTGCGGAGGGGGAAAGCCGTACCCGCCTTGAAACATTCCGGGAGGGAAGTTTCCTGATGAGGCGATTTCCGGCATCTTTATCCCGGCCATTGCAATGTTGAATACCGCGCCGCACTTCGCACAGTAGATGACTTGCAAGATGGGGATAGGTTGGCCCGCCGGTATGTCAGGGACTTCCTTTGTGGCCGCGTTCAATTGCAGCGGTTCGTTGTGACAGTACTGGCATTTGGGTAAGACTTTTGGCGGCTGTTTGGCTGCATCTTCGCTCATGTGTTGTCTCCTGATTCAAATAAGGCTTCCTCTGCCTTGCGCCTTTTGAGTAGGCCAGCCAAGTGCTGTCCGCCTGCCATGTCCCACATCTCTAGCACCTTGGCTGCGCCGTGATAGTCTTTGTTGTTGAGCAGCCGGAGTGTTGTTGACTTCTCGAAATTTCCGCTTCCAGCATTGAACACGAAGTCCACAAGGCCATCGAACTCCGGCTGCGTTAGTGGAACATGCACGACGCGGTTGACTTCGGATTCAGCCCATGCCACGTCTGAGAGTAGCCAAGCATCGGCTTGTTCCTGCGTGCAGGTCATGCCCTCGACCACTTTATAGGTATGCCCCCAACCAATGGTATAGACCTTTCCGTTGGCGTCCCAATAGGCTACAAGCCTGCATTGCTCGAAGTTTTCAGTTAACTTCATTCCGTCTTTGGAATATCGCATACTGCTTTTTCCTTCCCATCGTCTTCCTCGATCACTTGGCAGGCGGCTGGTACGATTTCGTCTGTGTTCTGTTCTTTGAATATGGCTGTAATGGCTTTGTCTTGTATGTCAAGAACGACCATGCCCGGCTTGCGTAGTTGGCCTGTGCCGATGATCGTTGCCAAAGGACTGACGATGTGTTCCTCGATCATGCGCTTGATGTTGCGAGCGCCGTGTTTCGGGTCAGACCCCTTGCTCAGAAACTCATTCAATTTCGTAGTCACGCCAAGTGTGAACACGAGTTGTTGTGGGGTGGGACTGCGTTCGTTTGCAGCCATCACGACACTCAACCCGCGATTCCATACTTTCCAAACTTCGATGTTAATGATTCGGTTAATGGCCTCGGCGGTGAGAGGCTTGTATACCAGAATCTTGTTGATACGCCCCATGAACTCAGGGTCGAACTTTCGTTTCGCGGCGGAGGTAGCCTGCTTTGAAATGTCCCTGAAAGCCTCGACGTAATCCCTAGCCTCGGCGAAGCCAATGGACTCTTGGTTGATGACCCGGCTACCTACGTTGCTGGTGAGAAAGATGAGCGCCCGCGTCAAGTCGATGCGCATATTGCGGCCATCGTACATCTCACCTTTGTCCAGAATGCCCAACAGAAGCTCCCACAGGCGTGGGCTGGCCTTCTCAATTTCATCGAAGAGTATTACGCTCACCTTCGGGCCTTCTTGCGTCCAGCCACGTTGTAGGTTCTCGGGACATAGAAGTGGGCGTGTACCCTTGTTTCCGGCCTCGGCGGGGTTGTAGTGCCCAGCATAGCCCGGTGGAGACCCTATAATGCGAGCTACTTGGTGATCTTCGGTATATTCTGCGCAGTTGATCTTTATCATGCAATCCGGGTCTCCGTGGATTGCTTCGGCGATTGACTCTACGGTCAACGTCTTGCCAACCCCAGTCGGTCCCAAAAGTAAAGAATTAAACATTGGTTTAGACGGGTCTGACAGGCCAACCCACGCAACCTCGAATGACCTGCTAAGATCATTTAAGGCGTCGTCCTGACCCACTATGCGCTTGAAGAGCAAGTCTTCAAACTTTTGCCGCGCTTTGGTTTTAAGTGTCAGGTCCAGCGGAATGTTAGCCATTTTTATCCTGTAAATAATGAATAGTAGCTTTAAGAATTAAAATACTATCCTTAAAACCGGATTATGAATTTTATAGACATAGCAATGTTTCCCCGGCAATTCAATCGAAATCAATTCTCCTTGGTCATACTTTGCTCGAAGTTTTTTCACGAACGGTTTGTAATCCCCATTGTATTTCGTCCTAAGTGCGCGGGAATGATAAGTCCGTCCGGTTTCGGGGTCTGTGAATCCTCTGTCCTTTCCGCTGAGACCTATATATTCAAAATTGGATGCTTTGTAGATTACACCGCTATGTCCGTGCATCGGGTCAGCATAACTAACAACAATTTTGATTTCAGGCGCATTCTTTTTAATCCAACGCAAGGTATAGCCGATCATGCGGCTTTCAGCGTTTTTCCCCACCGAATCAAGGAAAACTAATCGCCGTAATTCCAGTACCTCTTTTTCGGATTCTCCAAATCTTTTCCAAGCCGTAGTTGAAAATTGACCGTAAACAACCGCACCGACCAACGCGCCTTTATACGTGGCCGAAAAGCAGAAAGAAATTTTCACCCCATTCAAATTATGTGAGTAATGATGCTGTTCTACAAACATCCGAATATCCGAAAGTTTGCATTGCGCAATTACAAAATCTGTCGCTGAAATTTGGAGCGAAGGAGTCGGAATCGAACCGCTACCTGACTGCTGGTTGACAGTCTGTCCTACCATTAAACGACCTCCGCACTTCTGCAAATTTTCATATTTTACCTTCGCACCAACAAGGCATCCATATTAGCCCGTAGTGGGGGCACTTAAAGTCTTCGTGCTCCCACCACTGACCGCAATTAGGACAACGGTGTGGGTGAAGGGCCGTTCGTTCTTTCTTTACCGGCCCTTCTTTTGCGTCATTTGCTAGCTTCGCTCGTTTTACTGACGCCATCTTTGGCCTCCGTTTGTTTCAGGCGCTCTGTCATGGCTGTGAGAACTTTTTGGTACGTCTCAGTCACAGCCGGGGTATTCAAGGTGTCAATGGCGTTGCGCCGTCCTTGACCGAGGCGTTCGTTGTTAAAAGCGTACCATGCGCCCGATTTTTCTACTATACCATACTCCACGGCATTGTCAAGCAAATTCCCGGTCACGTCCAAACCCCGGTCAAACAGCAGGTCTATTTCAACTTCGCGGAACGGCGTCCCTACTTTGTTCTTTACGGCTTTGATGCGAGTCCTGTTTCCAATTATTGGAGCATCTTCGCCAGACCCTTCTTTGATTGCGCCGATGCGCCGCATGTCCAGCCGGACAGAGGCATAGAACTTCAAAGCACGTCCGCCGGTGGTGGTCTCCGGCGAGCCGAACATAACACCAATCTTTTCGCGGATTTGGTTGATAAATATCACGACCGTCTTGCTCTTGTTGATCTTGCTCCGCAGCATCCGCATAGCCTGTGACATGAGCCTAGCCTGTAAGCCTACGTTGGCATCGCCGATCTCGCCGTCAAGCTCGGCTTGGGGCACCAGTGCGGCAACGGAGTCTACAACGATCACTCCGAAGGCGGCGGATTCGACAAGCATGTCCAAAATTCCAAGAGCTTCTTCTCCGCTGTCCGGCTGGCTAATCATGAGAGCTTTAACATTGACTCCGTTTGTCGATGCCCACTTCGGGTCTACGGAGTTTTCTGCGTCGATGTACGCGGCTAGCTCGCCCACAGCTTGTGCAGCGCCGACAATGTGCAGCGCGAGGGTGGTCTTGCCGCTGGCTTCTGGTCCGAAGATTTCGATGATGCGTCCTCGGGGTACTCCGCCTATACCGAGAAGATCGTGATCGACGCTCCAAATGCCGGTAGGTATATGCGGCATCGGTATGCCTAGTTGTCTGGCCATAGAGAAGATCGCTCCCTTGCCGTACTTCTCTTCAACTTTCCCAAAAACTTGACTGGCTGCTTTCAGCTTGTCCTGTTTGGTTTGCGGTGTTTCGACAGGTACGTCGCTCATGTTTCTTTTTCTCCGGTTTCAAAAGGTCTTTAACGAGAGATGTTACAAAATCTCGTATTGCTTCTTCACGAACGTTCTGCGCTCGCATGATCTTGACTTCGTAGGCGTAGTATTCGCAGGCTGTTTGGAAAAGCAGTTTTGCTAATTCTTGTGTTTTTTTAAAAGAAAAGATTTCTTCAGACAAATCCCCATATTGTGCATGGTCAGGTCCGGGGGTGATGATGTGAAGCTGGCCGTGCTTGTCAACACGAAACTCAGGAAGAGCCATTGCGGGTCGTCCTTTCCGGCCTGTTGTAGGTCTCGCTAAAGTAGTCCTTGATTGGGTAGATGCCCCGGCGCTTGAAGGCTTCTCCTAGCCGGTCAATCAGAAAGACGTACTTCTGCGTTTCTGGAATGGAAACGCGCACGGTATCTACTAGGTGATAAAATAACCGGCGGTGGTGCGGAGGCAACGTGTGTTTTACGGTGAGGTCAACGTCCGTGATGAAATCACTTTGCGTTGGTTTGATTCTTCCCTCAGCGCGGGTAGCTGGCGACTCTCCCGGATTGCGACCGGGGTTGATCGACGGCACGCATCCTGATATACGCAAGGATTCCTGATAAGGAAAGAATACACCTTCAAACACGCTTTGCCAGTACGAACGCACTGGCGTCGGCTTTTTTGGCTTAGGCTTGTCTTTGTGTTTACGCAGACGCTTCATTGGGGTCTCCTGTCTGAATGACTACGCCAGTCGCTCCGTTTGGACTCGACGGTGAGGTTGGAAAGATCACGCATTGTAGCAGCCTCAGAAAGTCTATCCAGTTCATCGTGACCATCGGCTCCGTCTTATTGCGAGAGTGAATGAGAAGGAGCATGAAAGCACTGTTTTGGTAGACCTCTTTATAATCCTGAAACGTCTTGGCGACGTTTAGATGCTCGACGTTTTTGCATTCTATATTGAATGGCAATATCTTACGAGCCGCCGGGCTGAGCATGATGTCGGAAAAGCCTTCTCCGCCTTGCGTAGCCATTGGCCGTGATACGATGTCATCAGCCACTAGGCCAAGATTCTTCACAAGCTGTAAAAGATCGAAGGCTACTCGTTTCTGTAGCCTACGGCCTTTTGCTTTGCAACTTGATGTTTTCATGAACAACCCTCCGTCCAATTCATGCAAACGTAACACGCTCCGTTGCGAACGGTGATGGCCCCGCAATCTTTGCAGGCTGGCGCGTCTGTAGTTTGTGTAGAAATGGTGACGCCTTCAGGGTGCTCAGCGGAGATAAGCATGGCTCCGGCAGATTCGTTTGACGACGGGGGCACAGCCTTTTTATTTTCTTGTTGTTGTGATGGGGGCTTAAGGAATTTAGAAATAAGCCATCGCCCAACATAGTCCATGGGACTTTTAGCAAATTTTATATCTTGATTTTTCGTCCATCCGCTAGGCTCGAACCGTGTGTGAGCGAGCTTGCTGCACAAGTCTTCCAGCGGCACACCGTATTGCAGCGCAAGAGAAGCAACAATGGCAAAACAGTCCATCACGCCTGAGATTGTTGAACCTTCTTTGGACATGTTAATGAAAAGTTCACCGGGAGTTCCGTCTTCGTATAGACCTACAGTGATGTAGCCTTCGTGACCGGCAATGTCCATCTTGTGAGTGATGGCTTGACGCTCATTGGGCAGCCTACGGCGTTCTGGCATTGGTTGAGTCCTCATATAGATTTGTCCTGTACTTGCGGCTCGACCGGGACGGCGGAGCCAATCGAAGGAACGCTATCACGTTGACGCATTTCCTCCGGCTTCACTTCACGGACTGTGGACGTACCCCCTTCCATGAATAGTGTCGTAGCTCCTCCCGGAGAGTACCGGCTCAAGTCTACGCGGGCTAGCATGTATGGCCCAAAGTTCTGTTCCTCCTCGACAAATCCTTCAAACTCATTTGCCTTAATAACGCCGACGCGGTTGCGATGCAGGCAGATCATAGCATCAACGTTCTTTTCGATTGCGGCGGAGCCAGAGGCGTGTCGGCTAGCGACGATCTCATTGGCCTCGGGTCGGCGTGGTTGAATGACTAGAACGATGAACAGCCCAAGTTCCATGGCAGTAGCCTTGATGCGGGCACTGAGGTTGGAGATTTCTTGGGCTTGATGTTGGATGCTTTTGCACATCAACTGAAGGTTGTCCAGCACCATGAACTTGATTCCGTATCGGCGGACGGCTTGCCGGATTAGGTCAAAAACTTTTTCGGTGTCCTGCGGGTTAGTCTTTCCAAGCAGCAGGTCTGCCGTTCTTTGGCGCAAGACTTCTCTAGCCTTTTCGGTTGTCTCTTTCGTGTACTGGCTTCGCCCCGGTGTGTCATCGGTCTGTGTTACGTGGCAAACCCATTTACGAGCGATGCGACGCGGCGGCATCTCGAAGCACAAGAATAATCCCGGCTGATTTAGCTTCACTGTGAGGTAGTCGAACCAGTTCATGCAGAACGTAGTCTTACCGACCTTGCCCTCCGCAATGACTCCGCATACGTCGCCGTACTCATTTCCCCCGAGCACGATGTCCAGCGATTTCCACGGCGTATCAATCGGCGCATCACTGGTCCCACGCTTGTCAATCTCGGCGTCGATCTCGTCCAGCGCCGTGAACATATCAGAGACGCCCGGCACTTCCAGCGGCTTTGCTTCGCTCTTCAACTGTGCGAAGTCTTCGGCGGTATGCCCGGCCTGAATCCATTCGCCAAGGTCCTTGCCGTCCTGCCCATCTTTGCGTTTGAAGGCGGGTAGTTTAATCAGCAGGCATTTCTCGATTCCGATGCGCTTGATGATTTCTGCGGCGGCGTCCTGCCCGGCCTTGTCAGAGTCGTACAAGATGTAGATTTGACGATGTGGGTCCGGCGCTAATGCCCGCTGGTCCCACCATACGTCTAGCCGGTCAATCCACGTAGCTTTCTTCATGTTCGCGCCGGGCACACCAAGTACATTGTCGTAGCCAAGGCTCATGAGTGAAATGCAATCGGCCTCTCCCTCGACGAGGATTAGCTCCGTGGTGTCGGAGTGAATTACATCGGCGTGGTAGATCGGATTTTCGCGGCCTTTGGAGCCAAGGAATCGTGGTTCCTTGCTACCGTCCGGGCGTGTTTCGAGCCTATGCAAGGCACGCATCTTGGCGTACTGGTAGTTTCCGGCATTGATGTACGGATAGACTAGCCAGCGCCGGGCTTCATTGTTTACGCCTAGCAGAAGGCCGAGCTTCATACGCTTGATAACGTCCAATGAGAAGCCGCGCTCCGTGACGTAGCGGAATGCCTCGGCGTCATTCAGCAGGCGTTGATGACACTCTTCCAGCGGAGGCAGAGGCAGCGTTTCTCTTGGAACGGCGTCAAGCATGGAGCGAATTTCTACGCCGGGGATAGTCGCATCGCCTAGCTCTTTCTTGAGGCTTTTTAGCGTTCCTGACCGTCCGCATACTTTGCAGTCGAAAAGATAGTCCGGCTGGTTTTCCGGGTGGTTGGCGTTGACCTTCGGGTCCGTGCTGACGTAGAAGTGCTGCTCTTTCCCGCACAGCGGGCAATCAGTTAGAATCTGTGAGTCATTCGAGCACAGCTTGTGAGGCCAGCCCTTCGACTTCACGTAGACTAGCGCCTGAGATTCTTCGACCGGCATTGGTTCTTCGTAAGGCATTACGCTCCTTGGTTTTCAAAGTGTTCATCGCAAAGATGAATGGTTTCGTTTCCAGACTGTACTGTATGGTTCCCGTCTTTGTCGCATTGTTCGTACTGTGCTCCATTCAAAATGTTGGCCCGGCGCTCCGATGGTAGCGATTGTTGCGAGAAAAAGGTATAGGCTTCCGACCGTAAATACGTTCAACCAGTGGCTCATTTGTTTATCCTCAGCCCGAGTTTGCGCCGGAGCTTCCGGCACATGATCTCGAATTTTTCCCTAAGCTCATCGGTCTCGTTGGCGTAGATCGTGTGCGAGCCGATGCGGATAGCGTAGTGTGGGCCTTTCGGCGGAGCATCCTCAAGACGCGAGGCATACGAAGTAAAGTAGTTCCAGCGTTCCAAGCTGTTCATTACCGCCACTTGCTTTGCATCAAGACCTAGCAGCGCCATTGGACCCCCTTCTTTACCAGTAGAGGCCGGTGTTACCCGGCCCCACCCGGCTCCGCGTCGGCGTGACGAAGCATACACCCCAATCTTGCCCGTCGAAACCGTAACAGGCCCACAATAATCAGCCATAATTTCCCTACGGTCATGGCACGATGTTGTCTGTATACGCCTTGCTTTGCAACACACGTCTAAGAACTTGCCTAACAACTAGGGTATGGCTGATTATGGTGGACCTGCGGAGGCGGTGAACGCCGTCCATTAAACTCGGTAGGGGAGTCCTTCGACTCCCCATCCTTGTATGCAAACTACGCATTTGCGTAAAGCACCTTCGTGTTTTTCGCAGTTAGTTTTGAGAGTTGATTTCGGAAGTCTCCCACTCCCGGCTCAAATAAGCGCCGTTTCCTCTTACCCCGGTCGATGCCATTATACCCCCGTATGGTGGAGGTAGAGAGAATCGAACTCTCGTGTCGTTGTATAGTCATACGGCCTGTTTATGAGCGTACTTTATAATAGCTCTCGGCGGACCAGAACGCCGGGCTACTGCCAGTACCAAGGGGCCTCACGGCCTCCACCATCTGATCTACCTACAGGATAACACAACCCCTTGCTCAAGTCAAGACTTTCTTAAAACTTTTGAAAGAGCAATTTGAGCCATTCCTTTAGTTATCCCTTGTGGAATAGGTATTCTAAATCTCCGTAAAAGTCTAAGTTGTGCAAGCGTAGCTTCATCTTTATGCCAACGCGCCTCTCGTCTCACCAGTGTCATTTCTTCGGGGCAAAGCAATCTTACAAATTCTTCAGCGATTCGGAGAGCTTCTGGCAAATCATTGATGTTATGTTCGTCAACATGATTTATTTTTTCGCCCAATTGCCCACTTACATGCCATTTCTGTACAAGGTCTTCATACACATCTAGCCTACCGCTTTTCAAATATAGCATGTAATGGCCGTCTGTAGACTTATGCCACTGTAACTTTGATGCTCCAAGAATTTCTTCTGCCCATTTGAAAGAAAACAAATCGACGCTTACCGCGTAGCTTCTGAGCTTCAACAGGTCTTGTGCGTCTTTCAGGTTGGCGTTCGGATGCTCTTCTTGAACCTTGTTGAAATAGTCCAGCGCCGCTGTTACTGTCCGCCCTTGCATGTCCATGCGTTCCGACATACCGAAGAGTTTGGGGACTGTGATGAGCGAGTGCTTCGTAGTGGCGTCCACAACGTCCAGTAAGATGCAGTCTTCCTTTTTAATAGGCGTATTGTCGGCTCTGGCTTCAAGCAGATTATTGAGACCGTCCGGGATGCGCGTGCCCCGGCCTGTGCATTGGACGTAGAGGAGTTGGGACTTGGTTGGCCGGGCCATGACGATGCAGCCGATGTGCCAATCGTCGTATCCTTCGGTGAGGACGGCGCAGTTGCATAGAACTTTAATGGTTCCATTTCGCAGCGCCATAAGTTTAAAGGCCCGGTTGACATCCTCTCCCCATACGGCAGCCGCCGCGATTCCATGGGCTTGGAAAACAGCCGCCATTTGTTGAGAATGGCTAATTCCGACGCAGAAAACCAAGGTAGGTCGTCCTTGCGCTTTTTCGAGCCAGTGCTTGACGACAAGCTCATTCCGCTGAGAGTTGTTAACAGCATTTTCCAATTCATCTGTAGCAAAGTCGCCAGCGCGGGTATGTACTCCATCCAGCGATTGATCTGTTGTAATCTTGTAGCCTCGGAGGTTGACGAGCCACCCTTGTTTGATGGCATCGAGAATGCCCATCTGGTAAGTGACCTCTGAAAACACTTCGGCAAGGCCCTTTCCATCCGCACGATTAGGCGTAGCGGTAACTCCAACATGTAGGATGTGGCTCGTGTCGGCCAGCACTCCGAAGTACTGGTAAATGGTTTGGTAACTGTCTGCGATTGCATGATGAGCCTCGTCTGTGACTATGATTCCAAAGTCTTCCGGCCTCAGTGCTTGCAAGCGGTTTGAATTCGCCCGGCTGAGTGTGGGCACGCTACCGACTACAATCTGCGAATTGTTGTCGTCGCGCAGATAACCCATCTCAATTGCCACTGACAATTCAGGATTCCATTTCTTGATCTTGTCTGCGGCCTGCTGCGCAAGCTCCTCCCTATGCACTAGAACTAACATACGCTTATTTGGTATCAGTCGGGGAAGATTCGCAAAAACTACAGTCTTACCGACGCCGGTAGGCATGGTAACCAATTGACGCTTCACGCCTAAATACCATTTGTTAGTGATCGCTTGGAGGGCATCGACTTGGTACGGACGCAGTTTCATCAATGTCTCTTGTAAGGTTTGGGATAGCTGAGGATTTCTACTCTGACCCATGCGAGGCCAGCGTCTACAAAGTCTAGCTTCTTTGCTGCGGCCTGAGAAATGTCGAGCATCCTTCGGGCTACGTAAGGACCACGATCATTGATGCGCAGGTTAACGCTTTTGCCATTTCCAAGATTCGTAACACGAATTATAGTACCGAATGGCAGTGTCAGATTCGCGGCAGTCGTCACGTTACGGTTGAAGTGTTCCCCGTTCGCAGTTTCGTTGCCTTGAAATTCTTGCCCGTACCAACTTGCTCGGCTAACAGTGTAAGGCGGCGGAGGAAAGTATTCCTTCGTATCAGACTTGGAGGGCGCACCAAGTAAGATGATGAAGGCAATGATTGTGAGCCTCAGCTTCATATATGGACCGAGTGTACCACAACTCCGTCCTTTATCCAAGAAAAAATTACAATCCCATTTGCGTTGCCCACGATCATGCGTTTGTGAGAATGAACTAATTCGTGATCTCGTAGACAAAGAGTAATGAGGTTGCTGGCATCGTCGGTGCTGCCTTTACGGGAGCGAAAAACGATGTGGTGAACATGCAGTGTGTTCCTTCGACCACAGAGCCTACAGCGCCAGCCGTCGCGTTGCAGCACTTCTTTGCATCGGGTTTTGTATTCATCCGGTGGAAGGCGATTTTCCATGCTCCCCTTTGATGAGATACTGATAGAGAAAGTTTTCAAGAGTCACGACCAGACCTTCCTCTATCTTAGAAACGAACACATCTTCAAGTTCCTTGGGGTCGGTCTTCATCTTGTAGGCATAGTGTGCTAGCCCTTGGTAGCCTTCACATAACTCAGCAAGCAAGACGTGTAAGACTTCGTGAGCGGCGGCGCTTTCAATTTCTGCGAGGATCGGTTTGCGAACCCATTTCTTGCTGATAGAAAAGTGCGCCGTGCGCGTCGTTGTGTTGACGTAGACATGGGCAGAGGCTTTTCCAAGCGCCTTGGACCCACAGCCAACGATGTAATTCTTGATGCCGAACCGGGCGAGCCATTTGCTTACGTACTTTTCAAACTGCTTTACCTCGCGCTCTCCGATTCGGTACTCTTTCTCCGCAGCCATTGGGTCACCCTATGATGATCTTAGCTAGCCTCTGCCAGTCCTCTTCGGTTGCGCCGAAGCCCCGGATGGCTAGGTTGGTGCGGGCAGCAGGTTGGAGCAAGATATTTCCGATGTTTGTGTTTGCAGCCGCACTCATGATCTTGTTGGCGCGTTGCTCGTCGTGATTGCAGAAGTGGTTGTAGATTTCCTCCACGGTATCGCCCTTGCCTTTGGTGATGACTTCTACATTACCAACGAAAGGTTCTGGCTCCGGCTCTTCTTCAACCGGCGCTGGCTCCGGCGGACCGGGAGCAATCACTTCTACTTCCAGCGCGAGGGGAGGCTGTACACCGACAATCTCGGCCTCCATTACGTCGCCAGACGGAGTAGACGTTATCAGTTCCTCGGCCACTTCAACGTCCGACTTTGGAACGATCTCAGCGTCGATTGGCTCCGTGGGCGGCAGCACGACTGGTTTAGGCGCAGGCTCCGGCTTGTCACTCAACTCTTCCTTGAGAGCTTCCAGCTTCTCTTGGAAAGTGCCCCACTTGATGTCGGCGGTAGGTTCCTTGGCGCTGTCTGCATATTGCGGAGGAGCTTCGTTGGACACTGGCGCAGGGGTGGCTTCGAGCGACTGCACACTTTGCGCTAACGTAGCTTCGATCTCAGCCACGTTGACTTCGATAGGTGCGGCAGGCAGAGCTTTTTGCTCCGGCTCGACCGGGACGCCTTGCTCCGGCTCGTGGTTCCCGGCTAGGTAGTCGGCGCAGATTAGCTCGATGGCTTTGCCGATAGAGATTTCAATCGGGTTTCCCTCGGAGTCAACTGTGTCGCCGTGCTCAGCCCGGCATAGCTCGATAGCCTCTTCGATGCTTTCCTTGCATGACGAGGTAACTTTGATCGTCATGTAGACGAAAGTGTCGATCTTCTCATTCCCGGCCTTGAGCTTCTGGACATTGATGCGAACGTCTTCCAGCGACATCTCTTCGCCGTTCTTGTCCGGGATGCACGCTTTCACCAGTTCCTTGATCTGAGCCTTGTGTTTCTTCGGATCTAAGCTCACGATTTCACGGAGCTTGCTCAGCTTGCATTGCTCCAACTTCTCACGGGGGATGTTCAACTTCTTCCCGGTCTCGACGATCTTGATAAGGTAATACGCGGCCCGTTCGCTCATGTCAAGGCCGGACTGGTCAATCCACTCGCCGAAGTTCTTGAAGCCCCAATTCAGATGGTAGCCTCCGTCTCTGATCTCGGCGAGCAATTCTCCCAAATCAAAAAACCGACCTGTGATGTTCTTGCGAATCTCTTCGATCTTTTGGCGCACAGTTTCAATGTGCTTGGGAGTTGCTTTCACGATCTTCGTTTCTTCTGCCATGTGATTTCCCTCTTTTGTTGGGATGCCGGGCGCATGAATGCCTCATGAGCTACCGATTAACACCCGGCTCCGAAAGCTACGCCACGGATTGGCGCGTCAGAATGGTACGTCTTCGTCAACGATCTCGGATTGCGCCGTTGGCACGGCAGGCTGAGACCCTTCGGTCACAGGTTGCGCGTCGATCACGGTGTCTTCCTCAGCGCCAACTTCAGGCGCATTAGCCAGAGCGTCGCGTGACTTGACTAGCTCTTGGTACAGTGGCCCAAACTCGCCAATGTTGCGGACCCGCATCGGGTTCTTAAACAGAACCACGTAGTAGGTTCCTTTGGCGTCGGTGATCTTCTTGAGGGTCATCTCAGTGGTGAAGTCGTAGATGCCAGTCTTGATGCCGTCTGACAGCGACTTCTGCGCGAGGCGCATGATCGCTTTCAGCAAGGTCTTGACCGGCGTAACGCTTCGCCCGCCGAAGGTGATGATAAAGGGCAGCCCGGTGGTGCGCTCCACAAATAGGACACGTGCTTTTTCTTTGCACTCCGGCGGCTTGCGTGTCTTGGCGAATACCTTCCACATCAAGTCACCGTACTTGCAATTCTTGCACAGTTCGCTTTGCGGTTGCGCAGCATTGACCGCTGGACGGTAGCCGTCATTGGACCGACAGATAGGGTCCGCTCCGAATATCGGCTTGCCAGTGTCAGGGTCGTTGGGGAACAGCACGCGGGGTCCGGGTGAGGTTTGAATGCGCAGAGGAACAATCTGCAAGGTGGTATACTCCTGCCCTGTGATTGTGTCCTTGAACGTACCGGGGTGGGCCTCTTCGTCTCGCGTAGTGGCCTGCACCATGACCATCGTGGCCGGTGTCACTACGGCGTCCTCGAAGCCTTCCAAGTCGCTCACTTGGGTTGTAGGATCGAACGTGGCCAAGCCAGTTGGCGCATCGCTTGGGGGTTTTTCTTGATACTTTTGAAGTTCTTCATTCATAGGTTTTGTCCTCGTTTGTTGTGGCAAAGTTGCCATTCCCTTCCAGTATGACACAGGCTACCGGGAAAGTCAAGTACTAAATTTGAAGCAAAGAATAGGCGGCTTGATACGCAACCCAGCCTTTCACGGTGACCTCGTATTGATTAAGGGGTCCGCCATTGTATGATTCCTTTGGGCGCAAGAAGCCAGCGTTAATCATCTTTCGTACAATCACTTTCTCCCCGGCCTCATTGAATCCGTAGCTTGGCTGGTGACGCAGGCAAAGAACAACAGCACGTTCTTCTGGTTTCATAGGTCCTCCTATAAAGTGACAACGATGGTTAGGCCCACTGCAAGGAGCCAGTACAGGCCGTGCTTCCAATCCCCGCCGATGAAGTAGCGTACCTAGGCCATGATAGATAACACGGCCAAGGTGACCAGGAATAATCGCGGAGAGACGTGGTTAATAATTTTCATCCATCCTCTTCAGCTTAGCTTGCAGTTTTTCTACACGATGTTCGATACGAGAAACCCATACAGTACCAGAACGTTTCCATCCATGTGTCTCCCAAAAACAGGCCTCGTGTAGCCTAGCTTTCAGGCGCTCACGCCTGACGTAGTTTTTGATGATGGCCAACAGCGCATTCTGCGTTAGGGGTTTAGACTTCGTCATTGGACTCCTCCGCGTGATAGGTGCCCTGTGAGAAGAATTCTGCCCGCGCCGGACGCAGTATCTTCCAAATAACTTTGGCGTAGTCCTTTCCATCGTACATCAAAAACAGTACAGGCGCTAGGAATATCATTTCGGGGCCTTCCGCCGGATGCTGCATCAACACCTGCTGTTTGAAAAACTCGGCCACGGCCTTGCGATTCCAATCTCCCCGGCTTCCGGCGATGCGAGCTAGCGCGATGCTCTCCTGCTCGATGTACTTGAACATCAGCGTGTAATATGCAATCTTGCCGGTCAGCCATTCGGTGAACTCAGGCGGAGTGAACGGAGTCAACGAGGCAACATCAATAGTCTTGCCTTGGCTCAGCGTCTCCCACACATCACGGTTCGTCATCCCAAACATCGCCCGGTGACTCAGCTTGTAGTTCTCGAACTTGATTTTGACGCGCAGAGGAGCCTTGTGAGGAATCGCCAGCGACCAGTTCAAAGGTTCCGACTCCTTCAATCGGATGTAGCCTCCGTGCGAAAGGAATTTAGCTACGTATCCTTCGCGGTTTTTGTCGTTCTCTTCCGCACACTGTGCAACAGTCTTGGTAAACAGGGGCACGAGTTCCAGACCGAAGTATCGTCCGTTGTCGAACGCCATTTCTTCGTAGGCCAACTCTTCGCCGGTCTCTTTGTAAATCACTGCGAAGAGCACCAGAGACTCGCGTTTGCCGTAGTCTACTACGATCTGGTTGCCCGGCATGATGATCTCCACCAGCAACGTTTGATGGCGCGGCATCTGGAAGCAGGGCAGAGCTTGCAGGAAGGCAGTAGCCCACTTCGCTTGCTCGCTGTCGAAGGACCCGCGAGTCGCCACTTCCGGCGGATTGTCCTTGTACTGGAAAATGACGCCCATGCTTCCGTCCATCTTCTCGGTGATCTCGATCTTGTTCTTGAGAGGATTCAACGGAAGGTTGTCCAGCATCGTCTCCGGGTAGCGCGTGTCATTGATGTTGAAGAAAGCTTCCATTGGCCGGGCCACGATCTCCCCGGTCTCCCGGTCCACGATCAGACCACGGCAGCGGCGGAGCGTAACATCGTCATGCGTCTTCGTCATCGCTTCGCTCGTATAGTTGTATATGTCTAAAGGCCATTTGGGATGAGGGCGTTTAGAAACAAGCCCGTTAGAAACTCCTCCTTCTAGCTCATTTGCATCGACATATTGATTAAGTAGCATGTAACCTCCGAAGATGCAATGCACGTTTCTTCCATTGATGATTCCAACATAGAGTTTGAAGCCCTTTTTGACGCTCTCTATGGAAGAGCCAAGAATACAACTTCGAGCCATGCATTTGGCCTTTGCGTCGTTGGTATGCGCCATCGTTGTTGACATGATCTAATGTCAACATATCTAAATCGATTTGGCTACATCCACGCCAACAACATTTTGCTTCTCCGTCCTTTCCGTAACGAGCTAGAACAATGTTCTTTGTTTGTCGCTGGTGTCTGAAGTTTATTCGGCAGCGAGAGGCTTTTCCTTTAGATGTTCGGAGATATTTTTTCTGTGCGGCTTTTCCTTTAATGCCACCATTGTATTTTCTAACTGTTTCTTTTCTGTTCATTGTTATACATTCTCCGATTTTAGTCCTTACCTTTGAAGGCGTGATTGGAATTTCTAAAGAGTCTTACCCCTCCCAACCAAGTTCCCGCGCTTTCTGAATAGCATTCCCGTAGCCGTAGTTGGCTAGAAAAGTCAGCTTGTGCTTTGCCAAAAACTGAATGGCGCTGGCAAACAGGCAAAGGTCGTCAACAGTAAAAGCGTAAAGCTTCGAGAAGTCGCCGGACGGAGAAGAGACTTCGTAGCTCCACAGGCTGTCTACGCCTTGCCGGGCAGACTTCGTGATTGCAATTTGTTGCAAGTTACCATTCATGATCGTACTCTCCGACAGGATAGACTTTGACTCCCTCGGCTCGCCAGACCCGTCCAGTTCCACTCTTTGATGACGGAGTAAGTCAGGTTTTTGAGAGTGAGAGGGAACCTCAGCTTCCCGAAAGTGGGCGAGGTCTTTTCCATGTCTCGCTCATAGAGGGTTTCGATTTTGTGGTACTCAGTCTTGTTTGCGTTGAACATCTTTGGCTCCGTTGATAAATTTACGATAACCTTTGTGGGTAATGCAAATGCAAAGAACTATGTACGCCAACCCAAAGACAAGTACAGCGTACATAAGTCGTGGGTGAAGTGTAAGCCAATTCATTTCTTTTTAGCTCCGGCAAGACTGGCCTCTCGGCTCTTCTTCAATTCCTCCGCCAGCGCCGGGCAAGTGGCGGCGTGATTCTGCTTTTCAAGGGCATACTTCTTCCGCGTCAAATCTCCACGATGGAGATTGAAGTTGCCGCAAGAGCATCGGTATCCGTACTTGGCCATTCTAGTTAGTCTCCTTCGATTGGAATTTCGTCTTTCTCCGTTTCGACCTTGGCGCGTTCTTCGCCGCGCTGTGCGCAGATGACATCACAAAACTTCTTTACCGGGCAGTACGTGTCACATTTCCAAAGCTGCATTTCTACTGAGGGCAGCGGTGGTACTTCTCCGTGATCGAATGCCCGGAAGAGGATCGTCGCTTTATCGACCACGAATTTGTAAACTTCGTCCAAGTCCAACAGCCTAACATCAGGCACAGCGTATGTCAAGCGATATTTTGTTTTGTGGGAAAGCTGGTAATCGTTAGGGTCGTTGCTTCCCCGGCGCTTCCCGCGCTTGACCACGACATCATCGCGTTCATTGAGCACTTCGCGGCTTACTTCGCTGCTGTACGTCTTTGGCTCGGAGGCTAGCCACGGCGTTTGTTCAACCATGGTTGCTCCAGTTCCTATGATTTGCATCATAGAAAGATAATATGCTTTGATTCTTTTGACTTGGAAAGGTACGTAAGTATCTCGCTGGCCCACAGGCCAACCGCGCTCTGCCAGCAGCCGGTAAATGTTGAACTGTATTTCATGCTCTGGCTTCACCCCGTACTTGCCGATGTACGGCAGGCCCTTATCCGCCATCGTTTTGTAGTCGATGATCTCTTGTGCCGCCCGGCGGATAACGTCTAGGGTCCCATGAATCCAGCGTTCTTTTCCGTCGATCACCCCGAGAGACATTTCATATTCGACTTCTGATTCCCAATCAGGAACGTGGTATTGCTCAGGAAGCAGGTTCGCCAATTGCAGCAAATTGGCCTCCGCTTCCAGCCATAGGCGCATCACCTTGGGGTTAATCATTTCGGCCTTAGTGAGGCGCAGCAAGTACCTGCCCATGTCATCCACTAGCCCACGGAAGTCCGGGTTTTCAAGGATGGTATGCAAGAGCGTCCCACGGATGCTGTACCACGATGTAGGCGGCTCCTGATACCAGTTCTCAGTTCTTTCCAGATACAACTCGCGTAGACAGCCAAGAAGTGATGTGACGCTAATATAATCGCCTACGTGTTTTTCTGTCCACGCCTTGTTTGCGATGTGGACTAGAACACTGGCCGGGACGCATTGGCGTTCCGCTCCGCATTCACGCAAACAAAATTGACTTTCAAATGTGTGGTACTCTTCTCGTGAGGGGCACTTATTCCCGAGCTTTGGCACGTTGTTTTCTCCTGCATTCCTTAATTCTTTTCTTCCATTGATGATTCCAGCACAGGGTTTGAAACCCATTAGGAAAGTTATGGGATTTTATCCATTTGTAAAGATGATATTTTACAAATTTTCTATGCTTAGCACCATCATTATTGATATGGTCAAGAGTAAGCATGTCTAAATCTATTACGTTACACTTTGGCCAACAGCATTTAGATTGCTTATTTTTGCCATAAAAAGTCAAAACGATTTTTTTTATTTTTTGTTGATAAAGGCACTCTCTAAGTTGGCGTGTTCTTTTGCCTTTTTCGGATTGGTCATAGCGTTTTTTAGACGCTATTCGTGCAGCCGTTCCCCACGGCATGGGTAATCTCCTCGTCTTCCGCAAACTCTGAGTCAGCCGGGTTGCCCGTAGAGACAAAACAGGCTCTATTTTCAAACGATGAATACAGCGCGTGACTGTGGGGGATAGATTGCCCATCCCACGACGCAGATGAAGTAAAGGCCGAACCCTTCGCCAATCTATGAATGGCTCTTTCAAAATAGATGTTGTGAACGAAGTAGGTTTCCACGCAAACCAAGTTTTCTGGCTTGCCTGTATGGTCGTCTAGGCGCTTGATTTTTGCTACGTCATTCTTCGTCGCGCACTCTATGCAGAGTGTAGCGCCCGGCAACGCTCTGAGCCGTGCGGATGAAATGTGATTCCCGCAAGGACACAGAGGAATCATAAGATCATAATCCATTAGTGTTCCTTTCCGCCGTACCAGCCGGTACGTGCATTTGAATCCACGAGGGCGTCGCTTCCCAAGCAATCGCTGTGCGCCCGTTCTTTGTCTTGCGAGTGAGTGAGGAGTTTCGGACCTCGCCCTTTGCGCGTAGCTCAGCCCGGCGGGTCCGCAAGCTCGAAGGTGTGATGTGATCTTTCGTCCAGAGTTGCCAGCGTGTTAGCAACTCGTCGTCGGTTAGAGGACCGAAGGTTTTCAAGATTTGAAGGATGCGTGCTTGAACTGGCGTTAGATTTCCCTTACCCATGTAGCCTCCAATAAAGTAATCAGGGAAGGTCGGCAAGACACAAGCTGCTCGGCAGGGATCGAACCTCCGAGTTCGGCCCTGTGGACCGGAACTCTACCGCTGAGTTACGTGTGGCATGGCCGCTGGCTTGCCTTGTACTTCGGCGAAACCAGAATCCAAGGCAGTTATGCCTTGCCGACCTTCCCCGTTACCGTCTCAAAGACTGCGGAGGGCCTATCGGGCCTCCGACCAAATCGAAAAAAGCGGCCAACAGCGAAGGTGCTCCGAACAGGTCAACCAAGACCTTGATTGTGCCAATGTGTTTGCACACTTTGCGCTGAGGCCATTCCCGGAAATGGAAGTCCGGGCAAGAGCACAGATATTCGTTGTTGTCGGTGCCGTAGGTGAAAGGCAGAGTCAGACGTGTGGTGACCACGTATTCCTTCTCGGGGTCCGATTGCGAAGTCACGTAGAAAATCTGTGAATACCGCACGGGACCCAGCTTCTTTGTGGTTCTGACTTCCATGCCGTTGAGTGAAAGAACTTTTGTTTTGTCCATGTCGTTGTCCTTTTTCGTTAAATCATTTCCAGCTTCCAGACTAACATAATTCAGGCCAACTGTCAAGCGAAAAGTTTAGGCGGGCCTTTTGAGCAAGTAACCCAGTGCTCGGGTTAATTCTGGCGAAGTCCTAGCCTTACGACGCTGGCTTTTTTGAATTTGTTGAGTGAGGAATTGAAGAGGCCGGTCGTAGAATTTCGCCGGTACAGACTCAGGCAATTTGGAATGCAGAACTGCGTCAGTCCACGAGAGGTATAACGGAGTCCTGCTTCCCTTTGCAGCAAACGAAAGACCGTCAGCCGTAAGTGTGACAATGATCGGTCCTTCAAGAATGCGCAAAGAGATTTCACGTCGAAGTTTCTTTTCTCCGTTCAACTTCGCTGGCATTGTTCATCTCCTCGAATTTAATTTCAAAAGACGCATGACGTTGTAGGCGTCCTCCACGCCTCGTTATCCTTCGCTGGCAGGCACTTCTTCCTTACTACTCTGCTGAGCATTGATGTGATCTCCCTCAGTCGGTCCAACGACTCCGGCCATGCGTCTTGTCTTGGTTTCCGGGGCTGGACTCGAACCAACGTTCTCAGGTTCAAAGCCTGATGTCCTACCATTGGACGACCCGGAAAAAATTGGTGGGGTGTAGTGGAGTCGAACCACCTGCCCACAAGTGAGCACGGGTTTACAGCCCGCCCTAGTCGCCAGTGCCAGTCACACCCCGAAAAAGAAAGTGCTGAGGGTAGATGGAGTCGAACCACCACAGAGGCTAGGCGCTGTACACACGGAGCTAGCCTCCATCCGCTTTTATTGCTACTGGATTTCACAAGGTTCCTGCCTCGCCTCAGCGCATAACTGGCGGCTTCGAGGAATGGGATTCGAGACCCACTATACGAAACAATTACCGGGCTTAATCCGGCACGTAACCGCATACCGAACGCAACTGCGTTGTGCCTATCCACAAGGCGCTCCAAGGATTTGAGGTCTTACGTCTATCAGTAGCCTATTTAGCGTTGCATCTGCCGATTCTGCCATACCCCCGAAAAGGTTTTGGGGAAAGATGAGTGGTGAGGATTTCGCTTTCGGTTTCGTCCCGGCCTATCCTCTAGGGCTAGGGCGAAGCTGCGCCGTTGATTCGAGCCTAAGCGATGTCTTGCCCGTACGGGCCTCACCTTCCCCCAAACTTGGTGGCGATAGAGGGAGTCGAACCCACACGGTTTTACCCACTGGTTTTTGAAACCAGCGCGTCTGCCAGTTCCACCATATCGCCTGAAAGATTTGGTACGGGGAGAGGGCATCGAACCCCCATGGTTGCCCACTGGTTTCTAAGACCAGCGCGTCTGCCAATTCCGCCATCCCCGCACACGAGAACATTCGGCAGAGTATCGTTACTCTTTTCTCGCAGTTCCTACCGGATTTGAAAAAAGAGAGTATGGATTTCACTTTGTTCCTGCCTACGCCTAGCCCGCATGGGGTTCGGACCCATGTTCCTGCGGTATATTCTGCCCGCAGTGTGCTTCCTGCATCGCCGGTTTGCCCCGGCTAGCCTATGTCTACACTAGCGGTAAGGTTTCGGTCTTACGTCTCTCACACTTTTTGATACTCTGCCGAATGCTCTCGTTCTGTGGCAGCCAGGCGGCCGCCTGAGAGGCAAGCTCAAAACAGAGCTGACGGAAGCTCTCGATAGTAAGCCAATTGATCATTGACCAGAAAGCTTGCGTATGGTCTCGCCGTAGTCCCTGACGGCACGGCTGACTGCCTCTGCGACAACTGGATTCCGACGCTCTGGAATGCCCGGGATGGTCAGGGTGGCGATTATTGGATCTGCGTAGAATTGATACTTCAAGGCCACCTCACCGCCCACAGTGATTTCGAATCGCTCAATCTTTCTTATTCTTATTTCCATCGCCCTCTCCTTCGTTGGCTTGGTTATCCTACTCCTCCAGCAACTCGGAAATCCTCTTTCTCTCAATCCACTTAAACCCAGCATAGCTCGTCACTAAAGCGATGTCCACGTCTCCGCCCGCGGTTTTTGAAGTTGCGACGATCATAACTTCCCATGTTACCATACCTCCAATCCCTTGTCAACTGGTTTTTTTTGGGCGGTCGGAGTCGGATACTCCGAAACAGCAGCCTCGCATCGGCCAACGCTTTACGTGGCCTTCGCCTGCAAGTCCATCGCATCTGCTGTCAGCTTGCAGCCTCCGCCCAAATCTATTTGGTGCGCCCGGATGGATTTGAACCACCGGCTTCCTGCTTGTAGGGCAGGCACTCTTCCGCTGAGTTACGAGCGCATGGCGGAAGGTGCTGGATTTGAACCAGCGGGTCCCTTTGAGGGGGACCAACGGTTTAGCAAACCGCCGCATTCGACCATCTCTGCCAACCTTCCGTAAACCGCGCAGTGCGGGAGTCGAACCCGCCAGTAACGGCTTTGCAGGCCGTTGCCTAGCCGATTGGCTTCCTGCGCGTAGTGAACGCCACATTTCGTTTCGGACGCTCGGGAGCGTGAGCCAAATTTTCAAGCGGCACTCGCTCGATAGGAATGTTCTGAATAGCCGGACCGGGCACGTTCAAACGTCCGGTAGGGCTAGGAGCGTCCATGTCCAACTTGCTACGCCAGCCAAGGAAGATTGCATGACGTGGTTTAACCTTGGCACCATGTGGAAAGTGTTTGTACTTCATGATGCGACCGTTGTAGGCCAGTGGGTTCGCTTGCAGTTCTTTCCACATCTTGCGTCGCTGGCGCATCGTGAATCCGACGCCGACCTCGAACTCGACTTTGCTCTTGCAATCACGTACTAGAAACCGGCCAAGCAAAGGCAGAGGCACCTTACCAGCTTTGGACAGGGACCTCTTCGTATGGCCGAGGGCGTTCTTGAACGCAGCATTGGCGTTGTGATAGAGGGGTAGAAAATCATAGACCTCGGCGTCTGCGTCAACAAACCTCTTCACCTTTAGCAGCCAGCCTTCCCGCTCTGTTGACCGGCCATGCTTGTACGGACCTTGCGGGTCCCGGACCATCACGCCCTCGCCGCCATGGGCTAGAACGTCTTTCTCGAAGGCCCGCAACTCAGCCACACAGAATACGAGGGTCTGGCGGACAGCTTTAACACTGAAAGACAACGGACCCATAGCAGTAACAGCATAGCAATAATCTTCGTACCGTTGCTCGAAAGGCTTGTCCTCTACCTTGTCGAATACGTAAAAGTCAACGTCTGCGCCACGGGAATCATGTTCACTCATGACGATGGAAAGCGTGAGGCAGTAGCAATCCTTTGCATTCGGGTCGCCGTAAATAAGCTCTCCGTCCAGACCCGGCTCTGCCCTGCGAAGTTTTTCCTGCACAAATTCGTTCGGAATCAGATTCATACTGCGACTCATAACAACCGAGGCAGTATTATCTTCCTTGTGAATAAACGCACGAATCCCGTCCAGCTTCACAGAGGCATAGACCGGGTAGCGTAACTTTTTCACATTGCTTGTCTGTGTTGCCAACATCACCTGCATACTTCCTCCCTATGCGGTCCGGCGGCCGTCACGAAGCCAGAAGGTGCGCCGGGCAATCTGTTTTTGCACTTCCGGGTCATTCTCTTTTAGGATGACTTGCAGCAGCTTTTCCGCAAACTCATCCTCTACAACTTTCACTGCGCGAACCCATTCAGTCAGCAGCATAACCGCTCCTCTCTTTCGCGTGCGTCATATGGTAGCCATGGCAAAGGTTGCAGGGATACACTCGGAAAATGATGCCGTGTTCCTTTCCTTGGCGCTCAGCGGCGCTCTCTGCTTCGTGGCGCGTCGAATACCGCATCTTACTTCGGCATGACTTCCACTGCAAATAGGCGCGTGATTTCATCCCTCTCCAACATTCGGGAAGAGTGATGGTCAACTTTCGACCCCGGCGCACATAAGCGCGTTTTTGAATGGCGTCCAGAGTCGCCCGCTCCAAATGGCCGTTCCATTGTTCCAGACCTTCCTTGCACATTTCCACGATTTCCCGGACCTCATCCTCGAGCGGCGCATCCTTGGAAGTGATGCCGAGGGCGTAAACGGCGTAGCCGAGGGCTTCGCCGCGTGATGCACACTTGGGCTGTGATTCTTTCCCGTACTGAATCAGAGTTTCGAGGGCGCAACGGGCCACGTCACGCGGATTGTAGGCCGGCCCTTTCCCATCGACCGCCGCGGGCAGCAATTCCCATTCTCTGCGGTAGTTCATGACCGCATCAATATGTTTGCAGGCCATTCCCAAACCTTGCAGCCGGGCGACCCAATGCGGGCAAGAGCAATGCCAGTTTCCTTGCCTGTCCATAGCCACGATGTAAGGCGGAAGGTCGGTGTTTCGGAAACTGTCAACCGAGTACCGCTCCATCCAACCCAATCGAATGCTCGAATTTAATTTTCTAATCATGGTGGTAGGGCCTCCCAGCCCTAGACTTTTTCATTCTAATAGAATAGCGCAAACGCATACGCTTGTCAAACAGAATTTCACTCTGCATGTAACAGACCTCGACGGATGGCCAAGTGGTCAAGGTCTGTAGCCCACATAGTGAAGCCTGCCATGGTTTTTCAAGAGCCACAACTTTCTCCCGTACCGGATACGCGCTTTCAGTGCCGTCCCGGGCCTTTACCAAAAGTAGGCTACGGAATTGACCGAATAGATTCCGCCAAAGGTTATACATTTGGCAACATCCGACCTTGTTGTAAAGTTTGTAACTTCGCAAAAAACAACCTTTCAGAAAATGCTTTTCAAGATTGGATTGTCAGAGTTTACAAACATTGGGCTTCCGTTCCTCGTTAATTAACTGCTAGTCCGCTCCGTTTTCACCAACAGCTTATAAGCGAACCAAAGCGGCTCTTGCGCTGCCAAAGTTTCCGCAACAGTTCGTGTATGAAGTATGATGCACTCAGCATTCAAATGGCCAAGGGCATTGAGAACGATGTTCTTCCCGCCTCTGGAAAGTAGATTGACCCATTCTTCCTTTTCTTTTTGATCTTCAAGAAAAGGGTTACGTGCCCATTCTTCAAATTGCTCAATTTCCTTTTTGAGCCTATCAAACTTCGATTCAATACTCATTTCATCCTCTTTTTCTGCGCAGTTCTAAGTAAATCAGGAACAATAATGCAATGACGGCGCAAAGTAGATTTTCCATCGTTTTCTCCCTTCGCAGAACACTCGACTGTGCCGAATGCTCTGCGAAGCCGGGGGAGTTAAGTTGTCCCCCGACTTCCTATTAAAATGTGAAAGAGAAAAAAGGTTAATTTTAATTCTTCATGGGCGCACCCCTTTCTTTTTTCTGTTAAAATTGTGTCTCAATTGGAGTAAAGTTTGTTAGCCGGGTGGAATCACCCCCTTTCTAGTTTGGTTACTCGTTCAACATGCAATCATGCAAATCGTAGTAATGCTCTTCAGCGCGAGCCATCACACGTTCTGCGCACGGATTGCAGTATGCGTCATCTTCCGACGTGTTGAAATCCTCGTACCACAGGCCGTCATAGAAATAACCAGCCACGATGCGGGTGTAGCAGTGCTGGCAGATGCGAGGCTCCTGAATCAGGATGCTGCAATAATCGCAATAGTCGCCGTTGTTCTGGCAGGTGCATCCATTCGGAAACATCTCGGCGGCCATGCTGGAGTTGTCCCACAGGGCCATTTCATCGCTGCCACAGTACGGGCAAACGAAGTACCACGCATCATCAAAGTCCTGAGTCTCAACGACGCCATGCAGCAACACATGCTTGGCATCGCGGTAAAAGAAAACGGTGTTGCACACTTTGCAGCGTGCGCTGCATTTGCACTCATTGTGATCGTGCAGGCCATGCTTGCAATTGCATTCAAGTTTACAAGGAACTGCATATAAATTTCTCATTAAGCTCTCCCGGCGCTAGCCGCCAATTGTTTGAATTGAAACGCACGTCCCTCTTGAACAGTGCGGGGCATATAGAATGCCTTGTTTTTCTGCGCTATTTCGTAGGAAGGAAACAACACCGTTCGATCTTGACCGGCTGGAATCCTTTCAACGAAAGGCTCCACATCGCTCAAGCTCACGTTCCGAAAATCCTTTGCAGTCAGATTAGGTTTCAACATGATGCCTCCTCGCGGGACCGGGCTTACAACCGGCCTGCCGCATTACAACACTCATAGACTAGGACACGCTAGCCGGTGTATGAATGCTGTGTTCTGCGTTACTTGCGAGGTTTTAAAAAGACGATGTACAATTCATAGAATGATAAACCTACAACTAATACTGTTAGCCATCCTTGAACTGTAATACAGTCATTAAAAAAATCATTGGTTGTAAACAAATGATGATGATAGCGCCACAACCATGTTTGTACCCAGTCTAAGAATGTTATGATTGTATTCTCGATTGGGAAAGTCTCGTGAAGCCAGTCCAAAAAGTTTATGATATAATTCATTGTACCCTCTCATGAAGAGCGTGGCCGGGCTTACAACCGGCCTGCCGCATTAAACCCGCACAGTATGCGGGTTCCGTCTGCGTTAATGGATATAATATGATACATTCTTAACTGTGTTTGACCAGCAAGCACGGCATGTATCACAACGTCCACCTTGATTGGGAGCCGGACATGCAAAGCCGATAGGAGCGGAATAACGCTGTACAGTAGAGGTTGTTAATTGAGTAAGGCCCTTTGGCTTGCAACCATGATCTATGATATAAGCTGACAACCGGATTGTCAGGTTAGTAGGGATTGTTCCACCCTCAGCAAGAAATTTTCTCACTACATTAAACTCCTTGGTGGGCATCCAATGCTGGCACCAAGGGGTTGCATTAACAAGAGAAATTATCTGCCGTAGATGTGCTACGCTCTGAAGATCGCCTGCATCATGCCATCTAAAGTACGACTTGCCTTTTAACATTGTAACCATAGCCTCTTGCCATTGTGGATGCTGAAGTGCTTTCAATTTGAAAGCACGAAAAGGATCAACATTTTTTGCAAAAGCTTTTGCATAGCCCTTCCTTGCATAGCAATGAGCGCAAGGCGAGTTAGGATTACTGCGGAGAGTTTTTCCCACATGGCAGGAATCACAGGGCAGTGTGTATGACCCGCACGGCAACTTATTGTTAACGTAAATCTTTCCTACAATCTTTTCAGCTTGTTTCTTAGTCATGTTCCTCCTAATTGCCGGGCTTACAACCGGCCTGCCGCATTACAACACTCATAGACTAGGACACGCTAGCCAGTGTATAGATACTGTGTTCTGCGAATGCTAATCCCACCAAAGACGAAGTTTTCCACCAATTATGTTGTATTCATCTTCCCCAAGCTCGTGTTCTTCAATAGAGTTTGGTTCGACATAAACACACACACTGTATTCGCGGGCAAGCAAAACGTCGCCTTTGATGCGTCCTAACAAGTCCGCTGTAAAGTTGTTATAGCCATCCGGGACAGCCTTTGCCATGATCTTAACTGCCACGTCGGACGGCACACTTTGAAATGCACGAAAATGAAGATTACGTGTTTCTTCAGTATATGCAGCAATTACTTCATCTGCCACAGTTTTGTACTTATTTGGTATCCTTGTAACCATGTATCACCTCCGCGTAGCCGGGCTTGTAACCGGCTTGCCGCATTATCGCACCCGCCATGAATTATACGCCTAGTAGTAGAGGCTAAGGTGCGTCACTCTGCGAACTCTATGACTTACTTAGTATATTTCTTCCCTGTCTCTGCAAATATTTCGCCTCTCAGGGTTGCTTCATCGAAACGTGGATACTGGCAGGGAAATGCTTTCGTTCTCCATGTATCCTTTGTTGTATCTGTTTTCATAAATCACCCTATGATACGTGGCCGGGCTTGTCACCGGCCTGCCGCATTAAGGCGGGGCATACCGCAACATCTTGTATGCCGGACTCCGCCTTGACTCTGCGCTATTTCCGAATCTCCAACAGCGTGCCATCGGGTCCAAATCGACCGCGATACAATCGTGGCCGGGCATAGGCTACCTCACTTTCACCACGATGCCGTTCTTCAATTCGGCCTGCGCATACCACGTATGCGCCGCAGGAGGATACGTTCCGCTATACGTTGGTGGTTGCGGCCGGGCTGCCCAATAGTGTGGACCTTCCAAGCAAGTCGTGCCTTCAGTTGGTTCGTTGCCACCAAATGGTCCGGGCTGATAGATGCGCACAGGACGCGCCAGTGCAGCTTCGGGGCCAACAGTAAGAGCAAACACCGGATCGGCGATTGCTTTCAAATGATCGTTCCAGTTTTTCACGGCTTCCTTGAGTTGCTTTTTCGTTTTGAAATTGATTGTAGTATACACGGGCCACCTCAGCGGTTTTAAATTGCCGGGCTTCGGACCGGCTAGCCGCATTAGACCCGCACAGTATGCGGGTGCCGTCTGCGATGTTCAAAGGCGCGATTGGAATTTCTAAGCTAATTATTGGTTCGAATTGCGCTCAATGTTCGCGTGATCTCACGCGCCTGTACGTTTTCCAACAACTTAACGGAAGCACTGACTATTCCAATCTCGCGCATGGTATTTTTTGCGCTAAATTTACTGCGCAGCATCATGTTAAGTCGTTGAATTTGCATCTTTTCTTCTGGACTAAGAACTGGTTTGTTTTTCATAAAGTCTCCGTTACTTCTTAGCGTTTCGCACGCCATGAATTGCAGCCGCCCGCCGTTGCAATTGTACCGGCTACTAAAGCAGAGATAATCACACCGTCATGTAAGTCGCTCGCAGCATTGGAGTTATGTGGTCATCGTCCCACCCGGACTGACTAGCTCCAATGCTCTGAGCGACCGACATTGGAAATATCGGCCACCCAAACTCTTTTATGCACGCATCTAAGGTGTTTTTCCTTAGCGGTAACTCAGGATGGCCTGTAGCGTTCCTTCCTCGTTTGTTCCCTTCCACTCTTGCCTACTCTATTCGGTTGTCTCTCCGAAATACACTCAGCAAGTCGTGGGGTTCAGTCTAACCAACGGAAGATTGCACCATCATGGTATTTGTTTTTCCGAGTTCTTTGGGTTCTCACTCCCGTCTTTCTCTTTCAATTGCCTGTGAGTTTTTCTTTCTGGCCTTGGTTGCTCGCCCTATCTCAGTTCAGGTATCACGGGGGTCGCTGCTTTCTCGTATTTCGTTCCTTAGCTAGCTTCCGCTCCCCGTTTTTCTTTGAAGGGCTTCTTCCTCCGCTTTCTTCCGCTGGCTTTCTCAAACACCCTTTACTACTGCATTCCGCCTGCCAATGTGTGCAATTATATGGGCAAGTCGTTGATATAGAAAGAAATATATTGTTTGCCGGTCGGCCAGCAGGAACGTAATCACATAAGGCCCCGGCCTGTGTGTGGGTTTCCCCTCACTGGAATGTTACCGTTCGGGTATATTTGTCCATATATTTGCATGGCGAGCCGGGAATGTTCCCGCTCGGGAGCCGGGGATTGTCAATGTAGGCCAGACGCTTTCTGTTACTGCCCTACTTAGTCTAGCCTCTCGGCTGTTTAAATTCAATAGGTTATCCTGTGGAAATGGGAGGCTAGGACAGCCTCTAATAGTGACCTTTTGTTTCCAATGCTATTTATTGAGTTAGGTATAATAACTATATTTGCTTTGTTTTGTTTAAGATAAAAAATAGTGCTTGACATTGGATTAAATCTGATGTAAACTAGCCTTTACGACGCCAAACGTAATGACCAAAGAGTATTACTAAGTCTTTGACTGTAACTCATAGTAATGACTGAGTTTAGCAACGAATTAACTCTGTCTTGCTACGTAAGTGACTGTGCCTGCTAGGTTTAACTATGTCAGACAGCATCATGCGTCGTTTTATACACTTACCACTATCCTATACTGATACGGTACAGGATACGAGCAGGATCTGGCTGAGTTCGGCGCTTGACCTGCCTATGCAATTGCAAACTCAGTCAACTCCGGCATTCCTGCGCCGGCCGGAACTAAGGGACCGAAAGACTTCTAACTTTGGCAGTCGGATTGCAGGTTAGTATGGTACTATGATGAAAAAGATGAAAAACACACAGATCGAATATAAAGAAACAGTTCAAAGAATCAAACAAGCGGGCCTTTACCATTTTCGGCCCCTTGCACCCCGGGAATTAGGCTCTCTAGAGTATATAGACCTACGAAACGACCCGCAATCCGTGAAGGTAGGCGACCGTGTTTATTGCACTGTCTCTGCTTGCTATGGATGGTCTACGGTTGTAGAAGTCAAGGGCCACGGTAATGGGCTGCGCGTCAAGACGGACTCTTTTAGAGGTTGGGGCTACGGGCACAACTTCACCCGTAAGCCCCCAGAGTATATGACTAAGGGCTAACAAAGGTCCGCCGCGCGCTGGGGTTTAGCTATCCCGAAAGTGGCACGTTTTGATTCTAACTAGGGGGTGGGGCCTTCACCATTTTCGGCCCCTTGCCTGAGTAAGGGTGAAACCACCCAGTGTGGTCTTCTGCACAGTGTGAGGAATCGCTCACCTGAAGGAGTATAATGTCTAATAAACTAGTCAGTCTAAAGGAGATATTGTCCAGTCCGGCCTTGCGTCGCAAGATTATGATGCGGGCTATGCGTCGCGAGATTATGGTGCGGGCTATTGTTGCGACACAGGCTAGGGAGGGCATTGTAACTACGTTGGCTCAGGCTGAGGCAGCTTACGATAAAGTTCAATTACAATTGACTGCAAAGCCTTTCGACACACCGGCCTGTGAAGGCGACGGCTTTACCGAGAGACAAGCCACCATTACCTCCGAGGCAGCCAATGAGAAGCCAAGTATATAGTTTTGCTGGAGTTATCTGGCTCACGCTGCTGTCTAAATGGGAAGCCATGTTGTTTTTGGCTATCCTACATCGTCTGGCGACGCACAACGCACGCTAGGCCCCTCCACGCCTCACGGCGACCCCTTCTAATCGCTTTCCCCGCCAGTTTGCACAATGAGCAGCCGCCCCGGAAAAGCCGTAGTCTTCCAGTGAGAGACAGAGCCGGGGAGCGGAGTCATGCGTCGATTGCTCCGGCCATTCTACGCAAGCTAGCCAGCCTTTACAACGTCATGCGGCGTCAGGCGTAGCTATAGCGCCAGTATCATACATAAACCACGTCAGAACAACGTAATGCGTCGTATGGCGTCGTCGCCGGGCGTGCTTGACATTATTTGTCATAGTCATACTTCCTAGCCTAACGCCAGACGTAGCAGGGCTACATCGCTCCATTCAGCAGCGTAATTACATCATTTTACAGCGTTTACAACGTCTGGCGTCAGCGATGCACGCATCGCCGTCGTCGAACGGCGTCATGCGTCGTATGTCGTCGTCCGGCGACGTGGCCATCGCTTAGCCTACACACGCTCTATGTCTACGCTCACCGGCGGCGCAAGGCAACGCATGACGTTGTAAGTACCTCGTAATGCGTCGTTTACGCTGGCTAGACACTTTGTGTCACTGGCAACGTATGGCGTCGGGGCGGGCCCTACTTTGTGACACTTTGGGGCACCACCGGCGGGGATTCCTACCCCTATGACATTTTTGGTCAGTGCCGCCCGGCGGACTGCCATACTCATACTACGCAAGACGTAGCAAAAACGTTGTCCAACATGGGTCCCATCCATAGCAAAAATTACATCATGATATTCCCTAACGCAAAATCCCCCGACTGAGGGGGTTATGTCGAACGCTGTATACTTCGCCTGCGGAGCCAAGAACTGCACACTAAACCTGAGAGGTTTATCGAGCAGGAACACTTTAGGGGCCCCTTTCCCGGCGATCCCTGCCACGCAGAGCGACGCCGGACGTTGCAGCCTACGTCCATGGGTCCCATGCGCAGAAAAAACGAAGTACGGCGCTGTCCTAACGCCGGATGACTGCTTTGTCAACCTTAGACGGGGAGATTGTCAACTTATAGCTGATATAACAGACAGCCGTAGGAAATTGCACGAAATGACTGTTATGATGGGCATTCCTTCTCACTGGTAGGGGGGTTCCTTCTCCGGGGAGCCGAAGGGTGGGAGAATCTGCTTATTGTGTGCGGGTATAACAAACAGACCCGGCGCGGGCGCTTGTTTCAGCTTTTCAGCGTTTGGTGAAATTAAGTATTGACTCTTTTTCCGTTGTATGATAAGCTGGGGGAGTATATAAAATTGGGACTTATATACATGACTCCCTCACGTTGAAAACAAAGGAAATTTGGCAAGCGAATCACCTACAAGGAGTTGACCGCATGAACAAAAAATCTCAGGACTCAATATTTCATATCTCCTGCCCCCATTGTGGCGAAGCGTTATTGGCTCACTGCGATGGCTCCGAACTTGTTCTTGAAGTTCGCTATGAAGTTGAACGTCCCACGTCGGCCAAAGCCAATAAGCCGAAGAAAGCGACAAAGGGTTAAGCGATGAAAAAAGTTCCGCCTGTGTTGGACCGTATAACAGACGTTGTTCTAGCCTATCATCCGAAGCGAAAGGCAAAAACGAACAATCCGAAAAAGAGGAAAAATGCGACACGTCGTAGCTCTTAGTGGAGGGAAGGACAGCACAGCAATGGCCCTGCTTTTGGCCGAAGTTGAGCCGAGAGATTACACATACGTCTGCACTCCTACAGGCAACGAGCCTCCTGAAATGTTTGAGCACTGGCTTAACCTTGGTCGCATCCTCGGAAAGCCGCTCCTTCCCATAATTGGGGGAACGCTTGTTGGACTCATTGAAAAACAGATGGCTCTCCCGAACTGGTGGCAAAGGTGGTGTACTCGACTTCTCAAGATCGAACCTTACGCAGCTTGGCTCTCCAAACAAGGCGAATGTACATCTTACGTCGGGATTCGCGCCGACGAGCCTGACAGGGAAGGCGGGGATTACCTTGACATTCCTGGCGTGATTATGGACTTCCCTTTGAAGCGTTTGGGTTGTGGATTGAGGGAAGTCTTGGCTATCAATCAACGCCACGGAGTGACTATCCCCAAGAGAACGGATTGCGACCTCTGCTTCTTCCAAAGGCTTATCGAGTGGTGGGAATTTTGGAAGCGCAATCCGCTTGGATGGGCTGAAGGTGAGCGGCTCGAAAAGCTCACTGGTCACAGCTTCCGCTCGCCAGGAAGAGATACCTGGCCCGCTTCTGTGGAGGGACTGAGGCTGAGATTTGAGGCAGGCGACATTCCAAAGGACACAAGGCGCGACCCGCTCAATGAAATGAAGTGTCGCGTGTGTCGGTTGTAAAGCGAGCAAATCGGCCTTATGGATGCTAGTCTCAAGCACGGGAGTCATGTATATAAGTCCCATAAAATTCAAGGAGGCTGAAATGAAGAAGATTTTCAGATCACTTTTGTTGGGGGCTTTGTTGGCGTTCGAGACTACCGCCGTCATCATCGCCGCCGGGGGATACACCGCCACCAAGCAATTTACGCTGACCGTCGTGGCTCCGCTGGTTATTTCCAATGTTTCACCGTTGCCTGAGGCTGTAGCGGCTCAAACCTACTCCGTAACCTTCACTGCCAGCGGAGGGATTCCGCCTTACGTCTGGTCCGTTACTACCGGCTCTACACTGCCTGCTGGATTAACTCTTACTTCGGGCGGAGTTCTGAGTGGGATGCCGACTACTGCCGGGACCTATACGTTCTCAATTACTGTCACAGACGGCTCCAATCAGAAAGCACAGTTTAAAATCGTAGGCCAGTGATGAGATTATTTACAATAATCTTGTTGGCGTCGGTTTTGTTAATAGAGACATTAGGTGGGTCCGCAAAGATTCTGCCTAGTGTCTCTATCACTACTTCATCGCTGCCTGTCGCTGTAGAAAGCAAACCTTATAGATTTCAGTTAACTGCGACTGGCTGCCGTGGGCCGTGTGTGTGGAGAATCTCTGGACTGCCAAATGGACTTGTTGCAAGCTACTCGGGACTTATTCAAGGCACTCCAATAGTCTCAGGCAAATTCGTTGTAACGGTGTCAGTACGATGAAAAAGATACTCCTGCTTTTTTTACTGCTGTGCTTTCGGCCGTCTGTGGCTGCAACAACAACGGCGTCTTTTCAGCTAGTCGTTGTGCACAATGTGCAGTTGTCATGGACTCAGAGCAACAGCCCCAATCTCATAGGTTACAATGTCTATCGTGGTTTACAATCAGGAAAAGAAACCCTCTACTATAAGATAGGCGTCGGAGCAGGCTGGACGGATACGTATGTAGACAGCTACACAACGTACTTCTATTATCTTACCGCAGTTGATTCTTCCTCCCAAGAAAGCGTACCCTCCAATGAAACCTCTGCGACCGTGCCCGGACCTTAACCAGTGAAGATTCTTCTTGACACGCGGGGATGTATATAGTACACTGGAAGGTATGAATAGGGATGCGGCTAACACGCAAGCTGCTCAAGCCAAAAAAGCAAAGGCTACAGGTAAGACCGTCCTAACGATGAGGGAAAGGAATGCCCGTGAAGTAGACCGTTGGCCGCAATGGATGAAGGGCGGAGAAGGACGCAGCCCGGTTTCCAGTGATGTTCTTCCCGACCCTCCGCCGGAGGAGTTCGATTCCCCGTTGCAAGGGGCATTATGAATTTCTCTTTTTGTGAGACCATAACCGCCGTAGCCCTCGGGCACTGGCATATCCGCATCCTGACCGCTGGGTGTTGTAGCTTGCAAAGTATGCAGTGAGGAATATCTAAAACTTCAAAGGAGATCACAATGAACATCAATCTAAACGAGAATTTGAACGAGACGATCCGCCGGGGAAACCCTGCGGACTTCCGGGTCAGTCTAAGGGCGATTGCTTATCAGGGCGACACCTTGGGGTGGTGCGGAATACCGGACCGTTACGCCGTGGTGCGCAACGACAATGACATGGCCCTTTCAATCGTCTCCGACCGTTATACCGTGGTCGAGCATCAAGACATCTTGGACGCAGTGCAATCGGCCATCTTCAATCTCGGCATGAATCGCGTGCCTTCCGGCGTCTTTGTGGACAGAGGCGGAGCGCGGATGCGGGCCTTGTACAAGTTTCCCTATTTGTCGCGGGTCATCTGCCGGGCGCAGTCTGACGCCATCTGCCCCTGCATCAAGATCGAGAACACCTATGACGGGTCCTCGCGGGTGAGTGTACATATTGGTGCATTCCGCTTCGTTTGCACGAATCTGGCTGTAGGCGGAGGCGGAGTGTTCGCTGGCGGATTCATGTCGATTCACGTTGGCAAGATCGACGTGAAGGAAGTCGGCCAGCAGTTGCAGAATTACCTGAGCGGGTTTGAACAGATCGTCGAGACTTACCGGCGCTGGTTCAATCAATCCTTGCTTTTTTGGGATGATCTGGCGGGCTGCGATACACTGAGCCTCTCTCTTGACGCTGTACCGAAGAAACACAAAGAGGCTATCATCAAGCGCGTGCCGACGAAGGCCACGGTCTATGACGCATTCAACGCCGCCACGGACTACGCCACGCACCAATGCCGGACTGCCCGCGTAGCCTTCGAGCTTCTCAGCCGCATCAATAGCGGATTCCAAAAGACGTTTCCGGAGGCATCAAGGTTATAAATTGCCGGTTAGTTTGCCGGTTATTTGACCGCTTGTTTGTCAGACCTATCCATGTGTAACAGATAGGCTTAGTCGAAATGTTCCCGTGAAAATGTCCGGTTAAATGACCACTTGGTTTGCAGGTGAATTGGAGCGTGTGGCGGGACTCGAACCCGGCCTCTTCAGTTTGGAAGACTGAGGCACAACCTCTATACCACGCCCACTTACTTGTGGAGTTGCCAGCGAAGATACTTCAACTTGAGCATGACGAGGATCACACGCAAGTCGGTGAAGTCGATGCACACTTTTAGCCAGATCAAGCGGAGATAAAGACGAATACTTTCCATCAGTCACCTAGTCTTCCGGCGTCATCGTGATCGTTGCAACAAGTTATGGTCGGCTTCAGCGGCAAGGGCTGGCCTGTGCTGCCGGACGCTCGCGGTCGGGGCATACTATGGTGAGGAAACGTTCGAGGTTTTCAAAGCGTTCTCTGAGAGCTTCGAGAACCTGTGTCTGCTCTTTCGTTACTTCCGTGAATCCGAAATCTGACATACGATCCTCCGAAAATTGGTCAGGGCTGAGGGAGTCGAACCCCCGACCTCGTGGTCCCAAGCCACGCGCCATACCGCTTGGCTAAGCCCTGTTATTATACTGGATGAGAGCGCATCCTAAAGTACACAATTCCTACGACTGCACATGCACAGAAGAATGCTCCCAAACTTGCTCCTGCTAAAGCAATTACCACGGGTTCTCCTATCGCAGTAGTCTATCTAACTCTGCCAAGGTCAGCTTTTCAAGCGGCGACCCGGCGACCCGGCGCTGAGGTCAAGCCCGCGTCTGTCGGCCTCCCGCCTCTCTTTCCATCAACCTACAGATTACCATACCCTTCGGCGTATGTCAAGCCTTTTCTGTGGTGTGACTGCAAGCCTTTTGTGCTGTGCGGATGCAAGTCTTTCCTGTTCATTTTTCTCGGATGTTCACACATAATGAACGTTCATGGGTGCGTGAACGCCGGACGATGCATGAACACGCAAGAGCTTTGCAAGTCAGGTTTTGACGAAGTTAGCGTTGTCTGGCTTCGTAAGACTAAGTAAAGACAGTATGTTAGCTACCTACTGACTCATATATTACCTAGTCTGGTATTTCGCTTTGCGTCGTTAAAGGCCAGTTTACTCCTTTTTTAGCCCGTTGTCAAGCAAAAAGTGAAGGTGTGCCAAAGAAAAACTATATTTGCTTTAGATTCATGGGTATGCCCGGAAAACAGTAGGATAGGAACCCCGATTTATGGAATAATACATAGAGAGAAGAAACGAAAGTGGTTGTACACAAGGGAAGCAAGAGAATCAGGGAAACCAAGGTAATCAATTTCAGTTGCAGTTGAACGATCCCCAGCCTACTGTGCCGGGATGAGCAAGGGAGCCGCAGGCAGTGATGCTTTGCGGCTCTTTCGGTTTTTCATGGGCTTGTAGCTTAATCGGGAGAGCACCTGCCTTGCACGCAGGGGGTTGCAGGTTCGATGCCTGTCGGGTCCACCAATCTTGAGTAAAGGTGCGTATGCTTTGACACACGAGCAAAATGTACGGTATCAAGAAAAAGCGCGATACGCGGCTTTGTCTCACTACGGTCCAAACGGTGTAGCTAAATGTTCTTGGCCGGGATGTGAAATTTGTGATACCGATATGCTTGTAGTGGGCCATGGGAACGGTCAAGGAAAAGCAGACAGATTAAAACGTACTGGTCATTCTTTAGGTTGGAGACTGTGTGTGGCTTTACGAAGGGAAGGATACCCTTCTGGCTATCATACGATATGTGAAAATCACAACAGAAAAGAAGAGCGTGAAAGACTTAGAAAGTTTTGGATTGAAAAAAATTCAACTGCACAGTGTGCGTAGGAGAAGTCGTGGGAAGTTCATTTTGGAAGAAGGTCGATGAAATTCTCCTAGCTGTTGTGCTGTTAGTCGCCTGTGTCGTCGGCGTCAAGCTGTACTTCGTTCTGGACAACACCGATAAAGCAGTGTCACACCTTGACACAGTTGTTTCACAAGTTAGTACTACGGTCGCCGGTATTGCTAAAATCGAAGACACGGCGGCTGAGAGTCAGCGTCACATGCAAGCACAGACGCTTGAGGCTCTGAAGAATGCGAAGGAAACTCTTCACGGCCTGAATAAGACTGTGGCTACCCTCAACACGGATGTCATTCCGAGCCTGAATGCTAAGGCCGGGAAGGTCCTCGACACTAGCAATCAATTGCTAGCCGACACGAACAAGAACCTAGCGAAGTTGACGGACACAACTGCGAAGTCACTGGAAGAAACACAGACTCTCGTAGAGGCTACAACGAAGAGCGTTAAGACGGCCAATGATCTTTTGGGCGATCCTGTAATGATTGGGAACCTACGGCAGGCGTCGGTAGACTTGAAAACTTCGATGACGCATTTGCCTCCGATCATGTCCGATTTGGAAGCAGAACAGCACGATGTGCGCGGGTATGTTCATCATCTGACCCGCCCAGCATCGTCAGCGATGGTTGCCATCAACTTCACACTGAAACAGGTTGAGACAATCGGTGGTGCGGCACTTGGGGTATTATCGAAATGACGCCGCTTGAGTTTTTGCACAGCAAATGGTCCGACTTGATTATGTTGTTCATCCTCTTGATTGGGATAGCCATTTGCGTGTTTAACCCCGTCAACAAGGACATCGGACGGGATTTGTACACCGCAGGCATGTTGGGCTTCGGTGGAGGCCGGGTCATCCATCACTATACGAACGGTAATGGAAATGGCAACGGCAACGGGAACGGCACAGTGAGTTCTGAAGAGAATCCAAAAAAGGAGCAGTAAAACAATGGGTATCCTGAGTTCAGCGAAGTCGGTGTTCGAGAAAGTCGGAGCCGAAATTGAGAAGTTGTTTGGAGGGTCAGCGTCGGTCGAGCAGAAGGTGCAAGCCACCATTACTTTCGTGGCCCCTCTGGTCAATACGGTTGTGGTTTTGGCGGACCCAGCGATTGCGCCCACGGTCGCAAAGGTCATCTCCACGGTACAGGCGGACCTTGCGTTGGTGTCAACGGTTGTGCAGGGAGCGACTCCTGCGCCCGGCAGTTCTGCGGCTACCACAGCAACGACTGCTTTGAACAGCGTCAAGACGAACCTGTCTGAGTTGCTGACTGACTCCGGCGTGAAGAACTCTGCCAACTTCAGCAAGATCAGCGCGGCGGTCAATCTCATCATTGCCGAAGTTGAGGCAGTGTTGAGCGGCCTATCGGCGAAGAAGTAAGATCGCCTGTTAACCAGTTACCAAACGGTGAGCCTCTCTCAGATGGGCAGAGGCTCCCCAACTTTCCTTGGAGTGTGCGTTCGTGGCGAAGGAATTGACGTTTGGAAAAGATGCACGTAATAGGATGCTCATTGGCATCAATGCAGTAGCTAGGCTAGTCTCGGCTACTATTGGTCCTAAAGGTAGATGCATTGTAGTTGAGCGGGTTGTGACTAATCCTGCTACGAAAGAAGTTGTAAAGCTGTCACCAGTGACTACAAAAGATGGGGTGTCTGTTGCGAGAGCCATTTCACTTCCAAATGCTACAGAAAATTTAGGCTGTGATCTTATTCGAGAAGCAGCCCTTCGTACAGTGCAAGAGGCGGGTGATGGCACCACTGCCAGCGTCATACTTTCTCAGGCAATTATTTCTGAGGGGATGAAGGCGCTGGAAAAAGGAGCCAGTCCGGTTTTCCTACGGTCAGGGATTGACAAGGCTACTGCGAAGATAGTTCAACAACTCGCGCAGATGTCAACGCGCTATGACGGCATGGGTCTGGATGTAGCCCGCATCGCGGCGAATGGCGATGAAGAAGTTGCTAAGATTGTAACTGAAGCCTTACAAATGGCTGGTAAGAACGGCATCGTTAGCGTCGATAGTTCGCGCACAGACAAGACGCACATCGAGTTTTCTGCCGGGATGAGATTTGATTCCGGGTTTCGGCATCCTGATTTCATTACGGATTTTTCACGAAATGAGTGCGTTCTTGAAAATCCGTTTATACTCTTGCACGAGCGCCGCATTCAGAGCATTGGAAAGATAGAGCCTTTGCTCGCCGCAGTAGCTCAGGCAGGCCGTTCGATCCTCATTCTATCAGAGGAATTTGAATTGCCGGTAATGGCGCTGTTATTACAGAATCGCGCTGTGCTGCGCTCGTGCGTCGTAACAGCACCTTGGTATGGTGAGCGCCGGAGAGATTTTCTTTCTGACTTAGCAGCCTTTACAGGTGGCATTAGTATTGTAGAAGAACTTGGTCTTGATCTGTCTAAATGCGACTTGAGTGTCCTTGGACAGGCCGAGCGCGTCGTGGTGACGCGAACTAATACCACGATCATCAAGGGTAAGAGCAAGGGCAATGAGTTGGCGCAGCGAATCGAATCGCTTTCCAGCGCCATTGCTTCGACGGAGAATCCTTACGACAAGGAAATTCTGGCTGAGAGGTTAGCGAAGTTGGATGGAGGTGTGGCCGTTATTAAAATAGGCGCTCCAACGGAATCTGAGGCTAAGGAAAAAAGAGATAGAACGGAAGACGCCGTGTTGAGTGTGAAATGTGCTCAGGAAGACGGCACAGTTCCGGGAGGAGGAATTGCTCTTTTACGTTGTCAAGAGAGTGTAAATTTCTCGGGTGAAAAACTACACAATGAAGAGCTTGTTGGAATAGGCATTGTTTTTCATGCTCTTGAGGCTCCATTAAAGCAGATTTTGGAAAACGGCGGTTACAATGTCAAGGATACGATGAAGTGCCTTAAAGGGCGGGCAGATTCAATTGGCTTTGATGCTTTGTCTGGCGAAGTTGTTGACATGCGGGACAAAGGCATAATGGATGCTTCAAAGGTTGTCAAACAAGCACTTATCAATGCAGCTAGCCTTGCTGGCACATTTTTGACTGTGGCAGGAAGCATCGTTAATTTGGAGGCAAAGGGTGCGTAAAATTAACGATGGATTAACTTCTGGTCAAAGATGGCGTAAAAAATATCCAGAACGCTATCGTGAGTCGGCTAGATTAACAAATCGAAAACGTTGTAGAACAACTTATGGCCGTTATCAAACGCTGAAAGGCAGCGCTAAGCGTAATAACCTTGTTCTTACAATTGTTTACTAAGAATATATTATATTAGTTAATCAACCGTGTTATTATTGTGGAGGACAGCTTCCTGAGACGGGGTATGGTCTTGATCGTATCAATTCTGATATTGGTTATGTGCAGGGCAACCTTCGTCCTTGCTGTGCAAAATGTAACACCGCAAAAAATGACATGACGGAGACAGAGTTTAGAGAATGGTCTCTTCGATTGTTTAATCATTGGAGTAGCAAATGAGGGTTGGGCGTGATAAAGTTCTAGTTGTTAGGGAAGCACCTTCTTCAAAGACAAAATCAGGACTTTTCGATGTCCCGGACGCCGCACGGGAAAAACCAGATTTTGGAGAAGTAATTGCAGTTGGTGTGGATGTTTCTGACTGGGCTATTGGAGATAAGATAATCTTTCCGAAATGGTCAGGCTTCGCAACTAGCCTACCGGACGACGACCGTGATCTTCTGATTCTGTTTGCCACAGAGATTTGGGCGGCAGTGTAATGAAGAAGTTAACCGAGTTCACCACGGTTGTAGAGACGAAGGCTCCGCCGAAAGCATTTGTGGGGTTTCGTATTCTTGAAATACCGCTAGGTCAGGTGCGCGAAATAATCAAGACGCATCCGACGCCCGGCGCGGTTGCTCTATGTGATGCTCTGGCATTTGAGAGTGACTTGGTTGCGATTCAGGTGAATGAGTTCGATGGCGGTCTTAAGCCAGTGAAGAATCCTAATGGTTTTGGTTACAAAAAATTGACATCACATACTCCTCTGTCTTAAACAGAGTTAACCTAGGAGACGAAATGAAAGGCGTAAGACTGCTGACTCTTGTAATTGGATTGTTGTTTTCGACTTTACTTTGGGGGCAAAGCATATCAGAAAAAGACAAGGTGTATGTTAATCAGACACTATACCCAGCTACCGCATTGCTGTATTCACAAAATTCAGAAGGCGGCATGGAAATGCGGTGTACGGCCACTGCGATTGATGAATCTGACAAATCATATACATTTGTAACGGCGTCACACTGCGGTTGCCAAGAGGATACAACTAAGAACATTGTGACTCCAGAAAAAACTTTTTTCTTTGTTGCGCCTGACATTGCAGGTAACAAAATTTACCTGCGTGCGCAGCCTGTTGGGTGTGGATTTCGCCATCGTGGGGATGATTTTTTTCTGCTGTCAACAGACAAGACTATAAAATTTCCAATCATTCCACTTGGCCGTGATCCAAAAATGTTGAATGAGTTTATCAATGTGGGCGGGCCTCTTGGTTTAGGTAAGCAGGTGTTTCTTGGGTCAGTGAGCCAGCCTTCTGTGGACAGGCCGATTATTGATGGCGATATTAACTGGACAAACGCTGTGTTGTTACAAGAGTTTGGTATAAGCGGCGGCAGTTCCGGGTCGTCTGTAATTTGCCTTGAGCAACATGCAATATGCGCTTTTGTAGTGGGGAGCGTGGCTGAGACTACCATGATAGCAATGCCTGTAAGCCGCTTGATTAAGTTTAGAGAAGATTTGGCGGCTGGTAAGTATAAATGGTATGTTGCAAGCCCTGATGCTCCGGCAAAGATTACTATTGAGTCGGACAAAGGAACTCCTCCTAAAGAAAAGTAGGAAGATCGCGTGTATACAAAGACAGAGAACGCGAAAAGGCAACGAGTCTGGCAGTTAAAACGAAAGTTGAAACGACTCTTTGCTTGGGGATGGTTCATGGCTCAGTTAGGGTCTAAAAAGGGAACACGGTCAATCAAAACCGGACTGCGCAGGGTCATGCGCCACAAGGACTCTTCACCGCGAGATTTGAATCGTGCGGCGGAGTTGTTGCTATGGATTGAACTTTTGGAGACGGGTAAGACCTCGATAGTTCATGCCATAGAACTAAAGGTAGAGCCTCCTCAACCTATGAACCCAGTGCCAAGCCCGTTGGAAGGACCGGCGCAAGCAGACGATGCTGACCCTGAATTGAGGGAATTGCTTGAAAAAAGCAAGAGAGACAGATGATATGAAGCATGTCATTTTCTTGCTTACTCTTTTGGTCTGTTTTTTATTTCCAACAATTGCATTGGCCCCTCAGCAAAAAGATGCGCTGTCGAGCATTGAAGTGCGGCTGGCTGTTATCAGTCAGACGTTGGCGGACCACACGAGTAGGTTGGACAGAATTGAAACTGCGCAGAACGCGCATGTTTTCGTGAACACCCCGAACGGCGAGACGATGACCGCAGGCGCGGCTGTGGCGATTACTTCTATCAATGAGAAGCTGGAGCAGATTGCAGAAGACCGTGCTTTTAACCGGGACTTGTTGATTGCCATCATTGGCGCGACGGTAGCGGGCTTCATAGGGGTGTTTTTCCACGGTAACAGCATCAAACGAAGTCAGCGAGTGACGGCGGAAGAGGTCAAATCGCGGCTGGACACCGTGGATGCTGAGAGAGCAAAGAAGCTCGAAGAGATTTCTAAAGCGACCAATGGAACATTGTCGGAACTGTTGGACCGCTACGAGCAGACGCAAAAGCATATCCGCTTGTTGGAATTGGAAGCGATGAAACATTGTCCAATAGAAAAAGGTTCGGGGCGGCAAGATGAAACAACAAGTTAAGATTTTGTTCATTGTTAAGAAGCGTCTTGGGTCAGGCGGGAATGCAACTTATGGCTCTTCCGGCCTTTTATCTTCAGCAGGATTTTTGGTTGCTTGGCTGAGGTCTGCAGGCATTTCAGCGAAAGTAGTAGCGGTTACGGACAACAACGACATCGACCGAGAGGTTACGAAGTTTCGTCCAACTCACGTTATCATTGAGGCATTGTGGGTAGTTCCTAATAAGTTTGAGGTATTACGTTGGCTGCACCCAAATGTTAAATGGATTATTCGTTGCCATTCTAATATGCCATTTTTGGCGCATGAGGGAATTGCAATGGATTGGCTAGTTAGGTATGCTGAAAAACCTAATGTTTGGGTAGCGTTTAACTCCGAACGTACTATGTTAGGTATGAAGCGTGTTCTTCCAGAAGGCAAGGCTTTGTATTTGCCGAACGACTATCCGATTGAAAATTGGCGAAGGATAAAGAAAAGGCCGTTTGACGATGTATTGAACATCGGTTGCTTCGGATCAATTAGGCCGATGAAAAATCATCTTTCACAAGCATTGGCTGCGATATACTATGCGCGTGAGAAAGGAAAGTTTCTTAGGTTTCATATCAACCTGCGCGCTGAACAGGGTGGGGAAGAAGTTCTTAAAAATCTGCGGGCGTTGTTTGCTAAGTCTAAAGCGCGGGCAGAGTTGATAGGACATCCATGGATGCCTCGTGAGGACTTCCTTCAAGTTGTAAATCAGATGGACCTTTCTTTGCAGGTTTCAATGAGTGAGACATTCAACATCGTTGCGGCTGATGCAACTGCCTGCGGGGTGCCTATGGTAGTTTCCAGAGAGATTGAATGGGCGTGCCCTTCGATTATGGCTTGCTGTGGGAAAGTTTCTGACATCGTTAACAAGATCAAGAAATCTCTTGGAAGATGGCAGAAAGTGTACATTCTGTGGAGTAGGAAAAGTCTTCGTAATCAGGTTAGAGAAAACCGCCTTTATTGGCTTTCTCTTCCTTGAAGTTCTCAGACGACATGCCGGACGATCTTGTTACCCGGTGGTCTGAGTTTTGGTTTCGCTGTTCGACGGAGTTTAGCATGCCGGTTTCTACCTTGGTTCCTTGCATTCTTACAAGCGTGAAGGATGTTGGGTTGGAAGTTTTTCTTCCGGCAAGTAAGGAATTTGTTTCTGTGGATTCAGGAGATTATCTGCCCACCTCAAACGAATTGTTCGCCCTTGCTTGTTCGTTTAGCGAGCTTGCTGAAGAAGAAGGTGCGCCGGACAACCTTATCTTGAAGACAGCCAGTGACGGGGAAGGCGGAACTATCATCTATTATTGGGATGGTACTGCGTGGGTCAACATTGAGGAAGAGATCGGCCAGTAAGTTCGGAGTAAACCATGCCTGCAAGTGAGATATTGAAATTATTTCGGCAACATAAGTTGCATTCGGGGTCTCATGAAGGGCCTATTGTGAAGAGTGAGGCGCAGGCAAGGGCTATTCAGATTTCGTATGCGCGTGCCGAAGGGCATAAAATTCCATACCCTAAAGGCGAGCGTCCGAGAGGTAAGTTCGGGACAATGAAAAAGAGGTAAACGATTATGGCAGACGTAGCAGAAGCCCTTGGAAAGGGCAAAGCAACGAAACCGAAAGTGCATACTATGCACATTCACGCCAAGAAAGGTGGGTATCACGTCCATCACTTCCACCAACCGCATCAGGAAGGTATGAAGCCGGACGCAACCCACGTGGTGCCACATGGACCGGCGGGCGAGGGCGACCTCGACAACCTGCACGCGCATCTTGAGCATCACCTTGGCGCACCGAACGCGGGTGAGTCTGAATTGGCTCCCGGCGTTGTACCAGAAGCCCCGGCTGAAGGTGCAGCACCTCCGGCTATGGCAAATCTCGCACCCTCAGTGCCTCCAGCACCGGCTGCGTAAAAGAACTGTTGTGAGATAGAAAATTCATTCTCACTACGGGTCTAGGAGTATAATGCCAAGTAAGAATCCAGAAGTTATACGTAGGTATCGTCAAAGCCCACGGGGTTTAGAATTGCATAGACTTCGTGAGGCTAAAAGACGCAGACTTGATCCTGAAAGAACTAAAAGAATTAACAGGAAATGTAATTTTAAGTGTAAATTGATAGTACTTACGCATTATGGAAAAGATGGCATTATGCAATGTTGTTGGCCAGATTGCAATGTTATTGACCCCGATATGTTGTCAATAGATCATATTGCAAATGATGGTGCTGAACGAAGACGTAATGGAGAGCCAAGCGGAAATGGATTTTATTCTTGGATTAGAAGTATGGGATTTCCCGGTGGACTTCAGACGCTTTGTTTTAATCATCAAATGAAAAAAAGGATTGAAAGTTTAAGGAGCAATTATGGCAGAGAAATATTCACCTGCTGAAAGGCATTCTTTTGCACGTGCATTAGGACATATTCACCACGGAGCCTTACACAGACACCTCGGCATCCCCGAGGGCGAGGCTATTCCAGAATCAAAAAAGGAAGAGGCTGCAAACTCTGAAAATAAACATGTAGCTGCCATGGGCAGGCTCGCATTAGCGATGAGTCATTGGCATCGGCATCATGGGGCTAAGAAGTAAGTTTGTAAGGAAGCATCGTTCTTAACTCGTCTGAGCTAGGAATGTAGGCTGAAAGTGTAGTTAGGGTTTAAGAGGTATTCACATGGCAGCAACAATCACAGGAGTTCCGAACGACAAGTGTGAGAGCAAGGGTTACATTTTCACAAGCGTCAAGGATACCGGCTTGGAAGTCTATAGCGGTAGTTCTTATGGAGCGGCGACTCCTATCGACAGTTACGCGAAAGTCGAACAGGTTCTTGGAGAGTTGCACGCTAATAGCGATAGCACAGTCCGAATCTTTACTTCTGTAAATGACGGTTATGGAAACGCTACTACAAAGCAGTACGTTGCTGGCGAGGCAACTACTCGGGCAACTCTTGCGGCAATTGCGTAAGCGCCGGGCTTGGACGGGATAGGTTATGACTGAATCGGAACGCAACGAACTTCGTAGGCGGTATCAGACCAATCTATGGCTGATGGCCACGGAGTTGTGCGACGTACCGTTGCGGCCTATCCATCGTGAGATTTGCGAGTTCTTCATTCAGAAGGACCCGGACAAGCCTATCGAGCAACAGTCCACGATTCGAGAACGTCTGTTGCTGTTTCCGCGCCATGGCTGGAAGACGACGATTGACGCGCTGGACGCCGTTAATTGGATCATTAACTTCCCTCTTGTACGGGTTGCGATTCAGACTGGCGATTCTGATCTTGCAAAAGCCATTGTAGGGACGATTAAAAGTTATTTCACTGTGTCGGGCTGGGATGGAGAGCGTGATGCTCGTGGAGAGCCTATTTGGAATGATAAGGCTCATCCAACGATGTTTCAACGGCTGTTCACAGAGCACTGCGTCTGTGAGAACGATAAGGGCGCAGAAGATTACTTCATCACTCCGGCGCGAAAGAATCCGAAGTGGAACAAGACTGGTCGGCATATCCCAGACCCTACGGTGTATGCGATCTCGATTGAATCGGCTACTTCTGGATGGAGATGCGATGTCTTAAAGAATGATGACATCCTCACTGACCAGAACATTCGTAGCTCGCAGCGTGTGGTGGTTATTCACCGCCGGTTCAACATGAGTCACAAATTGCTGCCGAAGTGGGGCTACCGCGACACAATCGGAACGCGGTACGAGAACGATGACACCTACGGCAAGTTGATGTTCGTTTGGGGCATCGGTCAGGAAGTTGTCTACGGAAACTTCAAGGACGAAGTGAAGGGCTTCCATTACCTGTGCCGACCGGCATGGTGGTTGAAAGGGACCGGGCCAGACGGTGTTGGAGAATTGCAGTGCAAGTACTTTGCTCCGACTTTGGATAGTCGGGAGGAAGATTGCGAGTATCTTGACACAGAGATTTGGGACTTCAAGTTTTTGCACGACGATATGTTGATGGACCCGAAGGTCCACTCTGGTCAGTACTTAAACAACCCAACCTTGGCCGGGGAAGTGGATTTTACCCGCGAAGGGCTTCTGAAATGCTTCATTGATTGGACTCAGATGCCAGTGTATGCCAAGACGTTTGCAATTGCAGACCTAGCCTACTCCGACAAGCGTGGGCGCGACTTTACAGTCGTTGCCATCGGAGCATGGCATAACGAAGCTTTGTGGATCAAAGATATCATTCGTGGTAGGTTTCGACCAGAGGAAATGCCAGAGAGCATCGTGAGTGCCATCCGCGATTACCCGGAAGTTCAACTCATGGGGATAGAGGAGTCAGTTGGGGCACGATGGTTGAAGACCGACATCTACGCCTCAGCCGAGCGGCAAGGAATCAAACTACCGCAGATCGTTTGGATTCCACTCGGGCAAGGCGAGAAGAACGCAAAAGAAAACAGGATTAAAGGACTTGTTCCGTTGTACAAAAATCACCGTCTGTTCTTTGCAAGCAACATGCAGACGGAGGTGGAAGAGGTCATTCGAGAGTTCATTTCGTCTCGCGGAAAGCGAGACATCCCCGACGCTATTTCGCGCTTCGTAGAATATGCCCATCAAGGAAGTCGGACGGAGGATAAGAAAGAGGCGATTGATCGTCGGCGTCAAGCTAGGGAACAGGCACAGTTTGATATGATTTTTGGTCAAGGTGCATATGCTTACGTTGAGCCGCCTGCGCCGGTTGTTGAGCCCGAGCCGGAAGACGAGATTGAGTACGATGAAGTGACCGGTCTTCCGATTGGAGATTTCTATGGCAGTCAGAGATACTGAGGGGAGGCTGTATGGTTGCTCTTTTTGTAGCATTTATGTTCTTATTCTTCGTATTGCTTGATGCCATAACATTGAAGGTCAAAGCTTATAAAAAACTGAAAGCAGGGGATGAAATATGTGATGTGAGATTCGTTCCTGAATTGGGCTTTGTCATGGCAGACGGTGGTAAGCCGTGTGAGAAGAAGAAATAATAAAGAATGTTTTTGTGTTTTGCCCCGATTACCTTTAGTGGCAGGGGCTTATCCCGAAGCCGATTGGGTTAATAGCGGCGAATGTGGGGCTAGATTGCCCTAACAATTTAGCCTCATATATTCTCTTTAGGGAGGGAATATGAAACTTTGTACGAAGTGTGGAAAGCCGGGGAAATTTTGTCATCGTAAAGGAACGCGAGACGGCCTAGAGTATCAGTGCTTGGTTTGTGCGAATGAACGAAAGAAGAAGTTTCGTAAATTGCATAGACAAGAAACGAACCAATATCTTTATGATTATAAATTAAGAATTAAGATAGAGGTTTTGACGAAGTACGGAAAAGAGCAACAGCTTTGTTGCTGTTGGCCTGAGTGTGGTATAACTGACGTTGATTTACTCACTCTTGACCATATAGACGACGATGGTGCCGAACAACGGCGTCTTGGGGAGCGAACGGGTAAGGCTCTTTATCTTGAATTAAGAGTAGGCGGTTATCCAGAAGGTTACCAGACACTTTGTTGGAATCATCAATGGAAGAAAAGACTTGAACATTTGCGAAGAATGGCCGGGAGATTGTAATGGCTATAATTAAAGATCAAGCTCCGAATGCACCAGCCCAAGTCTCAGTAAAGAAAGTTAGCAGTAGCGGAGAATGTGATAACGAGACAGCTCTTGCAATAGTGCTTAAAGATATTCGGAATGATGAAGCCTACGTTTCGGAGAAGATGTGGAGTTTGCGTTGGAGGGAGATTGACGCTTTATACCAAAGTCCCAGACCAATTTCGATGTGGGAGGGCACCTCGACTCAAGAGGCCAATGTACAGTCGTTCTTGGTTGCCAAACATACTAATAGCATAGTTCCAGCCGTAATGAATGGTATATTCTTTCAATCGCCATTCTTTCTTTTGAAAACAACTGCTGGTACTACGGAAGAAGTGATTCGTCAGAAAACCACGATCTTCTCCGCGATGTTTCGCGAGATGGAGTTTGAGGAAGCGTGTTGGGACGGTTGGTTCTACACAGTGCTGTTTGGCACTGCTGTTTATAAGTGGGGAACTAAGGTTTACCAAAAAGAACGTCCACAATATCGACGCCGGGGCGATACAGCTAAAGTTCCTATCGGTGGACGGTTGGGATTCGATCAAAACATTGAGACTGTGGATTATTCTGAGATTGGCGTGAAAGACAATGTTCAAGATTACTGGTGCCCGTATCTTGAGCATATTCCTAATGAAGAGGTGTTGGTTGATTGCACTCTGACAAAACCGGACATCCGAAAAGCGAAGCATGTGTCTCATATTCGATACATGACTGGCTACGAGTTGATCGAACTGTGCAAGGAACACCAAGTTGAAAACGCCAAGGGCGAAGTTACTGGCATGGAAGAAGGATGGTTCATTCCAAGCGAAGCAGAAATTCGCTCATGGTTTGAAGAACCAAAAGAACCTGTAGAAGCCCCGACCGCTCCACTTGCGAATATGGGAGCGGGAGCAATACTAACTCATGCACGCGAGGAACAGGTAGTTCAAAAAGGCGACCCACTTGAAAACGTGTTGCGGGTTATCGAGCATACGACTTCAAAGCGCATCACCATGGTCGTGCAAGATAAGATGGTTGTGCGTAATAGCAAGAACCCATGGGGTCGCATCAATTATCTTTCATCGCACTGGTGGAAAATTCCACGCTCGTTTTGGTCAATGGGCATCGGCCACTTAGCCGGGCAAGAACAGCGTGTTGACCAAGGCACGCGAAATGCCGCTTTGAATCTGCTTTCGATGGCGGTCAATCCGCCGATGCTTCGCGCATCGACGCAGAACCAGCCGGGTCAGAATATCAGGTTGCGGCGCGGTGCGGTCATTACAGTTGAAGGGGACGACGTTCGCAAGGGGTTCGGCATTATGGAGATGCCGAAGATTCCGGCGGAGTTGTGGCCGGTACTTCAGAATGCTAACCAATCGGCAGAAGAGGCAACAGGAGCGGATCAGAGGCTTTCTCAAGGAAACACTGGTGGTGCTGGTACTAGCATGGGCCGTACTGCTAGTGGTGCTATTCAGCTTGCTTCTGCTCAGTCAAACCGACTGCAAGGTCCGATCAGCAGATTCGTTAAGACTGTGCTTGAACCATACATCTATCTTCTTGACGAACTGATTAACGAAGAGATGCCCGAGAGGCAGATGAAAGAAATCTTGGGCGATGAGATGGGAGCGGACTACAAGAAAACGTGGGACCTCGCAAAGTATCTCAACGGTCGTACAAAGTTTGAAATTCTTGCTGCGCAACACATTGCTGCTAAGAAGGGGATGGCACAGATGCTTCCTTTGCTTAGTCAGATATTTGAAAATCAGCAATTGCTTGCTCAGCTTAATAAGACTGGCTGGACGATTGACGCGCTTGAGTTGGTTTCGATGTTCATGGAAATCAGCGAATGGTCTAACCGCAAAGACTTGGTGCGTAAGATGACACCACAAGAAATTCAATTCCAGATGGGTATGGCTCAGGCTGAGAAGGGCCAGATGGCGAAGGTCCATGGTCAGATGGCTATTGACCAGAATCGTGGTAAGATTCAGTCTGACATCAATAGCGAGAAGAACGACGCTAGGGCAACAGAGATCGTACTACGGCGTGCAATGGAAAGTGCGTTGCAGCCTGAAATGCTCACCGGAGCGGCAGGCGGAGGATTTGGCACTGAAGAAGCCACCGGGATGTAAAAGGTTGTGTCATGGGAAAAAGGTGGGAGAAATTTAAAGAAATAGTAGACGGCGCTGTGAAGGGCATGACGATGGCGGCTGGCATTCCTGCGGAAGACGAGCCAGAGCAACTTGAGCCTATGCGGTCGTGGAAGATGGAGATGTTGAATGACCGCCAGCGTCAAGATTTAGAGGAAGTTGTCAATCTTCCGGGATACGAAGTTCTTCGTGATCTTTACGAATGTGCTTTGGAAGGTTTCATTACAAACCTCGTCGAGACCTCTCCCGAAGATTGGGAGAAGGTGCGTGAGCGTCATCGGCTTGTTCATGCTGCATACTTATTTAACAAGAGCGTGGAAAAGCAAGTCGCTGTTTACATGAAGATGGCCGAGGCTGAGAACGAAGAATTGCGGGTTATGAAAACTGCATTGGCGCAGCCTGTTGGAGACCCTTTACAGAATATCAAAGTTCTTAACAAAGTACTTAACCCAATTCATCAAGAAGAAGCCCCTCCTCCGTCAGAAAAAACACGGCTGAGGGCGACGAAGAGCATCTTACCGACTCCCATGGATGAAATGCTTAGTGGAGAATAACATGAATTACGGAAAGCCAGTTGACGAATTAGTGAAAGAAAACGCGACGAAGGAAGCGCCGTTAGAGTTTGACGGAGACTGCGCACCTGTGCGGCATGTGGCTGCGAACGTTAGTGGGGTGCAAGCAACCCCGCCAATTGACCGAAAAAAGAATTACGAATTGAACTACCGATGCTCTAAACCGGGCGGAGGTTGTGAGGCGTAAGAGAGCTAGTAATATCGCTGACGAATAGGTCGGCGTAAATTCATTAGGGCAGAATGGCCCGAAGGAAGTGACTTATGGCAGAACCCGGTCAAGGCAGTCCAATGGACCGCATGACTTCTGAAAGGAACGTTGAACAGGCAGCGCCTTCCAAGGTTCCAGCAGCACCACTATCAAGTGTGGTTGCTCAAGATTTGGAAGATAGACGGAGAAAAAGACAAGCGATGATAGATCATCAACCATTCATTGGCAATGAAAAAGGTGATGATTTTATTCCAGACCCAAGTGCTCCTACGCTTGAGCCGATTAAGCCGACGCGGGAAGTTGTGCGTGTTGATCCGATGGCTGTAATGGAGGGCCAAGAACCGGCACCTCCGGCGGAGACTCCCGCACCTGTGCCCGTAGAACCAGCGCCAGTACCGGCTCCGGCCCCTGTGCCAGCACCTTTGCCTCCACCCCCGGCTCCGAAAGAAGTCGTGGTTGTTGAAGAGTGGCAGGCGACGGACGAAGCTGGCAAGCCAGTGGGACCGCCAAGCAAGGTGTTTGGAAAAGGACCTACTGAGGCGGCAGCGTACAAGGACCTTGCCGAACGGTTGAAGCAGTTGAACATCATTGCGGCGCGGAAGATCAAAGAATACCGCGACAAGTACCGCAGTTACGATCAAGAGTCGCAGAAGCTTACTTTCGAGCCTGCTGCGTTGACCACCGAGGACAAGGTTCGTATCGCTCGCTTGATCTCGGACCCGGAAACAATCGTCGAAGGATATGCTGAATTGTACAGGTTGCAATTCGGCGAAACCGTCGAACAGACGCGATCACGCCTCGCCCGCGAGCAGGATGCGATTTGGGCTGCGCGTGCTACGCAAGAGACGAACAAATTTTTGGCTGAACATACTGACTTTCCAGTCAGTCCTTCAGCGAAGCAATTGATGATGGACGAGATCACGAAAAGGAAAGATGCGGAGCAGGCTGAAGGAAAGTCGTTCGGCTGGACCGCACACAATCTCGCTATTATCTACGACGATCTTGTCGAGCGTGGTGTTATCGTTCCGCGCTCAATCGGTAACGAAGTTGTTACCACAACAGAATCAAAAAGCATTTCAGAGCCGACACCCGGTGCCCCAATAGTCACTGAGCCTCGGGCCTCTCAGGAGCCAGTGGTCGCGCCTCCGGCACCACCAGCGCCTCCTGCATCTGCCCCGCCCGTTGCCAATACAACGGAGTCGCAAGAGAACCTCAGACCGAGGGGAACTAAATTCGCTGTTCTCTCTACCCAACATGGTTCGGGAACCCCGCCGGTTGGTCAGAGTGACGACGATGCGTTCCTAAAGGAAGTAAACGAGATGCCGCTTGAGGTTATGAAACGGCGAATCCGAAGTGATCGTTACTTCGCGGATCGTTTGAACAAGATCAACCTCAGACGCACTTCGTAAACCACGAAAAACGTGGTTTGAGAGAACATCACCATGGGTTATTCACCCACTTCCGGTCTGGTAAGCAATTTGCCACAAGCGCAAGCGACTTACTTTGACCGGGACTTTATTCAGAACTTGAAGCAATTGACCCCGTTCTACCGTTGCGTCGAGCGCCGGGAATTGCCTCCACAGTCTGGTCAAAACCACCGGCTGTACATGTACGCTCCGGGATTGGGAGTTGCTTTCACGACTTCTACAGCCTCGGAAGGTACTGTGACTTCCGGCAAGGCTCCGGCTGTGTCAACTGACAGCGCCGTGATCGGGCAGTACGCCGATTACGTCAACGTGTCAGACTACGCTCTTGAGACCGCCATCGACCCTTGCGTCGAGAACTTGGAACGCGAGATGGCTTACCGATTGGCCGGGACCATCAGCACATTGGTCCGCAACGTCGCGGACGGCGCGAGCGCCATCGACAGCACTGTGTATCAGCCAAAGGCTTCGGGATCGCCTCTACAGCGTACCGACCTGACAGCGATTACGCAAGAACTGCGTCAACGCTCCGTGTTGCCTTTTGATAAGGCAGCGAACCGCTTCGTGGGAGTCATCACTCCGCTAGCGATTGGGGATACCTTGAACGACGCCTCAGCGCAAGGATTGGTTGACATCTACAAGCACACCACTGAAGGGCTGGACCGCCTGTTGGAACTGCCCGGCGGAGACGGCAAGGACCATGTTGTGCCCGTGCTTGAGTTTGGCGGAATGCGATTCTACGAGTCGCCTCTCGTCAAGCAAACAGCGGACTACGCCTCTGGCGCTTTGACCGCGTACCGTACGTACCTTTTCGGCCATCAAGCTATCGTCGGGATCAGCTTGGGCGTTAAGGAAAACGCTCAGATCGGCGAAGGCGATTGGTCCAACATGAAGATTTGGATCATGAAGCCGACAGAGCCTACGGTCGGGGACCCGACCCGCGTGATCGGTGGGTGGACTTCCTATAACGTCAAGGTTGTGTTTACTTTGCCTCCTGACACTACGGGTCGTCTGCGATTCATCGACGCGACTTCTTCATTGAGCTAAACTCACCAGCTCAAAATCTTGGAATAAACGAATGGCCATTCGTGAGTTCCCAAACCAAGGCTAGCATGGCCATGCAGGTCTTGGCTTGATTGATGCAGAGTGAATGGGGCGTTGCCCTAGACTTCGCCCCATCACAATTCTTCTAGGGAGAATACTATGCAAAAATATGTAAATGGAAGAAGAACGGCGGAATGGGAAAAAACATACCGCAATTTTCCAGAATGTAAGAAGCGCCGTAAAGAACAACAGGAAATGTTGAAAGTCGAAGTTCTTGCACATTATGGGGTAAATAATACTCCTAACTGTGTCTGGCCCGGATGCACCGTTGACGACGTAGATATGTTGTCTCTTGACCATATTAACGGTGGAGGGACGCAGCATCGTAAAAGTGGTGGTTGTAACGGTGGAGTTATTTTTTATAGAAAATTGCGTCGTGCTGGCTATCCAGACGGATACCAGACGATGTGTTTCAATCATCAATGGAAGAAGCAGTTAATGCTCCTCCGGGAGCGTAGTTAAAATCTGAAAGTACCCGCAGAATGGCGGGAGAGGAGAGTATTATGGCTACAGAGAAAAATATTTCTGTGACCGCGCAAGACCAGATCGACCAGTTGGCAATTGAATCTGCGCAACTTGAGAAAGAATTGGCAAAAGCGAAGTTGGAAGCGCAGATGCTTGAACTGGAAGATTTGAAGGCACGCAATGCAGAATCGAAGCAGCGCCGGGAGGCGTTGCGCGTCAAGTTGCAAAACGCCCTTGAATCTGACGCCAGACGGCGTGAGAACGAGGCGCGAAAACAGGAGTGGTGCAATCACTCACAGGGTGGAGAAGGTCTTGAGGGGCTGTATCAAGGTGAAGGCGTTCAGACTACTTTCCAATTAGAGACTGACAGCCTTGGTAAGCAAAGCTACCGATGCATCCGTTGCGAAAAGACGGTTGCTCAGGCAGATGACCCGGTGGAGTTCGCTCGCATTAAGAAGCTCCCTCACAGGGGCCTACGGGGTCCTGTTCCTGTGCTGTTCAAGTTTACCGACGCTCGTGGAAACACGGTCGCGGTAGCCTCGGGCACACTCACTCCTGTCGCTGCGTGATTGCCTTACTACAGCCCCCCATGTGAAGAGCATGGGGTTAGAGGGGGCTACGTGAGTGGCCTCCCTTATGATCTTCGCAGGCAGGAGCACCATGGGCAATAGCACTACGCGACTTCAAGATTGCTTGGACTACTGCCAGAGCCTTGCTGACCTAAACAGCGTCATTCCGGTTTCTGGCTACTCAGTCAAGCGTGTTCTACTCACCGCTAACGCTGTCATGAAGAAGTTCCTTTCCTCAGCGTTGAAGTGGTCCTTCAATCGAAAAATCTTTCCCATTGGCATTACGAACTCGTGGCAACAAGACTACGCCACAAATCTAGTTGATGTGGCCTTCCTTCAAGACGGCTACCTGCTAGAGATCAACAACACAGCGAATCCTCGCCCGATCTGGCCCTTGGAAGTGGCGCAGAATATCTCTGAGACAACCCACCAGTACGGTCGGCCCGGTCAACTCGGCGTCATGCTGAATAGGGACCTTCAGTACGCGACATGGGGTGCTAGCGGAGAAGGCACGGGTAATACTATGAACCCGCAGCCTCTACAGGTTATTGCCTCCCCTGTCGGTGTGCTAATCACCCCTGCTAATCCTTGGCTTCAAATTCGGGACAACAACGGCAATTTGTGGATGTTGACTACTTTTGGAACAACCGGTGTACTTGGTCCGGCTGATCCTTCATGGCCTTCCACAGTTGTCTTTCCTTCCTTCGACAAGCCCAGTGTTACGCCTACTGTGGCTATAGACGGCTCATGCAAGTGGACTGCCATCAACCCTAACAATTTTGGATTCAGACTTTCTCCGCTGCCTCCGCAGACCGGCGTGCCTTATCAAATCTTTCCAATTTGGCAGATGCGGCCTCCGATGTTTACGGCTCTATCTCAGACGATTGAACCTATCCCGGATGACTATGCGCTGTCTTTCATGGAAGGAATGGTTGCCCATTTCTATGGCATGTCGCCGGACCCGAAAATTCGCCAGAAGCATATCGACGCAGTTGCATTGTGGGAGAAGTCTTTGCTTGATTCAAAGAAGTCCCAAGATCGGACCCGTGACAGTGCGATAATGTTTCCAGCAACTTCAGTCATGGCTTCAGGAGATGTTTATTTTCCAAACCCGGCAATGCCCTACGGCCCAAGTTACTGATATGCCCTCGCAGAAATGAACAGGAAGGATAGTATGCTAGACAAAGTTGTGCAAGAAATGCGAAAAATTTATGGCTTGACGTGGCCTACCCTGATTGTCTTTTCAATCACTGTGTTGTTAATTGCAGTAGCAGTTTACAAGCTGTATGCAATGGCGATAGCGCAGATGGGTCAGTAAGACATGACTATGACCGTGAACGGCGTCAGATTTCGTTTAGGAGAATTGCATTGGGAAGACGCATTCGGTGTCATGCGTTCCGAACTGCCCAAGTTTAGCGTTTTGCGCAGAGGTGCGCCGCAGGGACGAATCATTAAAACGGCTGGCTGGGTTGCTAAGATAGGACGATATTGGCTGGTGCTTACTGAGCATGGGGCTGGTCCTGATATTTATGATTTTACTCTTGTGCCTGTGCGCCCAAAAGTGATAGCAAAATGGTCAGGAAAGAATAAATAAACTCATGCTTACAAAACTCAAAGCAATGCTAGTAAAACTTTGGGCACATCTGTTGCACCCTCCTCCGTCCAACTTGATTTTTTACACCCTAATCATCACTACGTTTTATCTGTTGTGGCAGGTTGAGATGCAGGGAAGGCTAATCAGCATTCAGTACAATCTCATCGAATGGCTCGTCACACATGGGATATTCATAGTTAGGATACCATCAAGATGATCACGATAACAAACGGACGATTTCAATACCCGGACGGCTCCCCGATTGCTGGCGGGACAGTGTTGTTTGAATTGTCAGAAGACGACCAAGAGCTTGTGACGCCGGGGCGCGTCGTGTTTCTACCACCAGTAAGCAAGCCATCGGCGGAGGAATGATGGCGGAGTCAAAAGGGCTGGGCGATACGGTTGCGAAGGTTACGACGGTCTTAGGTATTCCGCCTTGTCCAGGATGTACGAAGCGGCAAAAGTGGCTGAACCGAGTATTTCCGTACAGGAGTCCGAATATGGTTAAAACAGCAGTTCCACTGATTCCGGCAAAGATTGTTACCCAGGTAGCAGACGTGCTAGCGGGATGTGTATTTATCCCGACACCACAGCCGATTGTCCTCGGTTGTCCGGTTTGCGGCGTGAAGTTGGAAGTTCTACAAAGACCAGTAATGAAAACGACTACCATAACTATTCCCGGAGTTTTAACTTTTTCTTGTGGTTGGAAAGGTATGTTAGTGCGTGGAGAATGGGTGAAGTGGAATGCCGACTAACCTTTTACCTGCGATTGACGATGCCAACTGGGACTATATCAACCTAACTATAGTTGTTGGTGGCGCTCCCGACGGCTCGAACGCTTTTAGATTCGATGCTTGGACGGAGGGTCCCTTTGTTGACGCGCAATTTAATCTGAAAAATCAGTTAACCCTCGACATCACGAAGCCCTTTTGTCTTTTGTTGTACATCGATACAAGTCATTACGTTTTCAGCACAGAAGACAATTTCCTTGGTTTCACACTTTATTCTGGTGGTTTGACAACGGGTGTTCCGTTTACACTTGTCGAACCCGACAACGGTGTAATCATCTTTGATAGTGGTCCTGGTTTACTAGTGGCGGACCAACCTTTCTATAAGGGAAATGTATGCGGACCCAAGACGGGTACGGTTGGTTGGTATAGTGTTCCCATCTACCCCCAGCAGAGCCCTTGCGGTGTAGGCGGCGACATGTACGATACGCCTGGTTATGAAACATCCAATCCAGACACCGGATACTTACTAATCTCGAATGTCACTCTTTATCAGGCGGCAGATTGTTCGGGCACTACTGGATGTTCACTGAATTGCAACGCGATTGCACTTGAGCTTAATACTTCCTGTTTTGGCTAAGGGTTAATATGGCGTACATAGTATTCGTTTTTAATCATATACCGGTGGTGGTAGACCCCGACCTGCCCTATTGTTTCTCGGTCTACATGAACTTTGACAACTACACACCCGGTTCTGAATTAACCGTAAGTGCTCAGTGCGATAACCTGGAAAAGACTTGGCCCATTGATGAGCCGTTTCACGGGACGGGCTGGTACGCGGTAGGTGCGGGAATACTTGGTGGCAGCACCCCAGGAGTAGTGAACGAGATTCTGTTGTCAGCTAGCGATGAGGGTGGGGCAGGGACACTTTTAGTTTCGCATCCGACGCTCTATCAAGCTAGTGACTGTTCGATTATACTTTCTACACCCGCAGGATACCTGCCAGATTTGCCCTCTTCTAATTTATTACCACCCTTTTCTTCCAATATTGAGAGTGCTAACACGACGCCTCCAGGACCATATGGTCCCCTTTGGGAATGGAGTATGTGCGGGGATTATCTTGATTGTTGCGGAGAGTGTTTGGCACCACTTCCTCCCGTTAGTCAGCGTATTATTGTACGTAAAGTTACGAGTCCATCAGGTTCACCACAAAGTTTTACATTCACACCCAGTTGGGGCACCCCCTTTGCATTAACTGACGGCGAATCGAATGACAGTGGGACGCTTGAGCCGGGAACCTATTCGGTAGTGGAAGCACCTATCACCGGATGGGAAACTACCGTCAGCCAAGATCCCTCTACAATCGTACTGCGTACCGGGGAAACCGTCACCATCACGTTTTTCAACTCGACTATTCCTCTAGCTGGAGGGTGGGTCTGCGCGAATGTTCCGATCAAGTTTACGTTGGACAGCAGCGGCAATGTTCCGTCGGGGTCGAAAATTTGGTCGAATGCTGAGTTAGTGCAAGGTCCGTTTGATAAAGTAACGCAGCGGGGAACGTATTACACTGTCAAGGTGTTTGATGCAAACGGTCTTCCGGTGTCTGGATTCCCAGTGGTTTGGATTTTTACGAACCTTACTGGAGACATACAGGACTTGAGTGGGATGGTAAACCAGGTAAGTAGCGTTTAAAGGGTTGTGGGGAGGGATGACGAATGATAGGGATTTATGGAGGCAACTTTCAGTTCTTCAACGGAGCGGTGGTTGCCAACGGAACATTAACGTTGCAGCTTTCGTGGGACTCATCAGAATCCGTAACTACACCGGGCGGTATTGTTGTGTCCGCTGAGAGGGTCTCATATACGCTTGACCTGACCGGCAACCTTCCACTTACGCAAATTTGGTCTAACGCCGAGTTGTCTGTGCCAACTTATTATGTGGTGAACGTGTACGACAAGAATGGCGTGCCTGTATTCAAAGCTCCTTTCATTTGGGTGTTCCTCGTAACGACTGGAGGAACGGTTGATATTGGAACCTTACCGAACCAAAGCGGGGAGGGTGGTTTGACGTATGAGCCTCTTGAAGGACCCACAGGGCCTACTGGACCTATAGGACCAACCGGACCACAGGGATTGCCCGGAGAAGCAGTCGGGGGAGGCGGTGTACAGATAAATGGCGGAGTAAGTTCATCGCCTTATAATGAAGCGCCGACGCTCGTTCAAACCGCGCAGGTGCAGGGTGTCACCAATTCTTTGACTTGCACGCTTGGCACCATGCCTACTGTTGGGAACACGCTTGTATGCTTTGTTCAAGGGACTTCTCTTGTTGCTTTCACTGCAACACTTCCAGCGGCCTTTACTCAGCTAGCGAACCTTGGCAGCGGAACGTGTGCAGGCGTGGTTGGTTACATGGTAGTGACGGCCGCAAATAAAAGCCTGACCTACACGATGACGAACACGTGGCCTGACTATCCTCCGTACAGTGAAGGTGGGTATGGGGGAATGCAGTTTTCGATTGCGGAGATTCTTGGAACGCCTTTTATTCTTGCCAATGCAGGGGATGCGGGCGAAGGTTATTTGCCTTACGGTTTTTACACACTTTACACCGACACAGTGTTTTCGGCGCAGCCAGTACTTGCGATTGTAGGGTTTGAAGAGTATTTTACTGGCGGTTCAACTGATGTGTGGAGTCCAGACAATTTCAATGTTGCAAATCGTTTGGTTTCGATTGGTGGTTCGTTTAATTGGATTTTGGTCGCAGCGGATTGTCCTACATTACCCGCAGGACCTATCACCTCTGGCTGGCATACTACGGCAGACGGGTATAGCACATTTGACACGAAGTACGTTTTAGCTCTGATTTACAATCCAATCTCCGGTCCAGCAGGGCCGACAGGTCCAACCGGAGCATCAGGGTCGTCTGAGATTGAAGAGACTCTGTTTTTGGGCTACTTCGTACATGGAACTGATGTAAGTTTAGCTAGGTTAGGAGCAACTAAGTTTACTAGTCCTATTGACAGTTTTGTATACACGAGCCAGAGCCAGATTCTTTATTACCAAGTGGAGTTAGTCAGTACGCGGTATCCGGCAACGACTGGTACTGGTGGAAGTGTATCTTTTGTAAATGGACAAATGACAGACCCCGGACCTTCGAATGTGAGTGCTCTTTCTTTTCGTGGAGAGTTGTGGTACTTCTATTCCAACGTCATTGACGATCCAACGAATGCGGCATACAACACTCTTTTTTTGTATCAGAGCTATTGGGACGGTGAAGAAGAGCAAGCTGTGAATGCTGGATATGCTAAGGTCTTTGCCGTGTGTGCTAGGAGCCTATAATGATTGTGATTACAGGCGGACATTTCCAGTATCCGAATGGGACCCCAGTAGCTTTAGGTACACTGGTTTTAGAGTTGTCTAGCGATAGTACTGAGCCGGTTGCAGCGCCAGACGGTACGATTGTGGCCGCAGTGCCTATCGAGATTCCGCTTGACGACTCGGGCGATGTGTTTCCGACTTACATTTGGTCAAACGCTGAGTTGAGCATTCCGACCTATTACACGGCGCGAGTGTATGATGCAAATGGCGTTCCTGTTTTGAAAACTTCTTTAATTTGGATTTTTACAGTCGCCAGTGGGGGCACCGCTCCTATCGGAACACAGCCTCCGGGGACGGTCCCGCCACCTTCTACGGTCTATGTCTACGGACCACAAGGGGCGTTTGGACCGGCTGGACCTACGGGGCCTACTGGACCTACCGGAGCATCATACGGGGCTACGCCGCCGACGATTGTGCAAGTGGCAGAGATCATCTATCAGACTGACCCGGCCTATCCGACAGCCGTGGGATGGACTGCACACTTTGCGGCTACTCCTACTCTAGGCAATCTGCTTATTATGGGGATTATTTCTTCGGGCGGAACTCCTCCGTCTTCCCCTTCGGGATTTTCTCAATATTACCTATCAGCGGAGATTACTGGTGGAGCGTTGTCAGGCTACGCACAATCTTGTGGACGCCTTGTGCAGGCCGGAGACGGCCCTACGTGGACCGGCACAGCGCCTTCCACGGCCTTCACTGTGTTTATGGTGGAAATGCACGATGCGGTTTTGTCGAGCGATGTGGCTGGCGGGCTGTCAGTGGCAGGTTCCGTGGCAACACTGGCGTCGCCGGACTTCCAATATGCGGCTGTGGTGTTTGTGCAGACTCTAGCCGACAAGACTGGCGGGACGCAGTATTTGACGGCAATGTCGCCTGCGTCGTATGACTACGTTTACGCTTATGAGACGGTGACGAACGCTGGTTATGGGAGTTTTGGAGACGACACGAACGGACATGATGCTTATGTGTTCTGGTCTTCGTTCTATGAAGTGCCCGGTGATGTAATTAGAGAGACGTACACGCAGATCACCGATGGACTTTATCACATCGTTGTTATACCTTCTTCGTTGGGACCCGGCGGGTCGTCCGGCGCACAGGGCGCTCCGGGAGAAGGTGGGATGGTCTGGAAAACTGAGAAACTCTTTCTAGGCTATTTTAAGACTGGCGGTAGTGTTGCGGTTGCAGACATTCCAGCGAATTATACCAGCCCGATTGATGGCACGGTGTACACGGACCAGTCTCGTGTGTTGTATTACATTTGTGAGTTCGTTTGTCCGCGTAATCCTGCGCCGCCTTTCATCAATGGGCAGGGAGCAACTCCGAGTATTTCTTCAAGTTCTCCGTTAAATTTTCGAGGTAGGTTGTGGTACTACCACGCGAATGTCCAGTACGATGATCCGTCTGCGGATGATTATCTGACGGTGCAAATCTTCTCTGGCTACTGGAACGGGGAGAATGAACAAGATTCGACTGCTGGTTTTTGCAAGGTTTACGTGGTCATGAACGCAGACGGTATGCCGCGCACGTAATGGTGAATCTATGGCAACTCTTTTGAAGATTGTTGAGTGGGCACGGCCCTTCATCTCGAATTTGTTTTTGTTTGTGGATGGAAGCATTGAGCCTGCAATCACAAACGCCAATACTATTTTGGGAACGATGCTTGGCCCTCCTTTCGTGTGGCCGTGGAATCGGAACACGCTCACCTTCACTTGCACAGTTGGAGAAACGGACACCGAAAAAACAGGCGTTAACGATTGGGGGTTTGCTGAGTCGGGGTATTTGAGCGTACCAGCGTCGGCTGCTTCCGATGCGAAAAATATCTACCAGCTTCAACCTCAGCGACAGATCGAGATGTCATATCAGCCCGGTCGCCCGAGTTTGGTGAGTGAATTTTTGGATGACCAAGCTGGCACGATTACTTTCCGGCTTGGGTCTTCATGCCCTGATCTTGCGTACCCGGTTGTGATTACGTACCAGAAGGGCGTGGAGTTGTTGACTGCTGTAGGAACCGGTTTGCCGTTGCCGGATAAGGTATTGCACATTTTTCGATATGGATTTTTGGCACTGGCAATGTTGTACGATCAAGATTCGCGGTTTGCCGAGATCAATCAGAAGTTCATCGCTACTTTGCTTGGCTCGCAGCAAGGTCTTGACGAGATCACACGCAACATTTTCTTGAATGATTGGATGGGCTTGCTTGCTACGCAAGCATCGCTTGGTCCACATACACAGCAAGGGCACTCAGCACGAGGTTCAATGTAATGGCAAATGCTCTTCTAGCAGCGGGTGCTGTCCCGAAGGGGCAGACCCATTGGGCACCTATCTTTTCCAATGAGTTCTTTTCCGGCCTTTGGACAAACCGAAATCCTCTTCGTGACCCTGCTACACCTTTCATCTACGGCAAGTTTTATTCGGCGTCTCGGTATGAGGCTTTGTGGGACGGCTTGAACACTGAAGTTTCGCCTCGTTTGACGTTGATTCGCGCCCCCGGACATTCTGTTTTCAATGCCAATACTTTTCCTTTCCTAAATGACTTCTACAGCTACCAAGTCGATGGCGTTAACCGTCCGAACTTCGTGCGCCTTGTGGCGGACTCCGCAGACTACGTGTACGATCTGTACGACGCAACGACAGAGACGGATTCTGTAGCAGGGACTAACACTGGTCAAACGATACTTTTTACTAAGTCAGCAGGCGCAGGCCAGACGCGGTTTTTGAGCGTAGGCAACACCTTGTACATAGGGAACGGTGTCGATAAATACCAGTATTTGACCTCCGGTTTTAAGTGGAAGGCTGGTTATGCGATGCCTTCCGGAGCATTCATTGTTGACGGAAATGGAAACATCCAGTTGGCGCTTGGCGTCACTGTGCCCTGCACAAACATCGTCATCAATGGTGGAACGCTGACAGCGACCGTCAACTATTTGGAAGACGGCCTCGGGAACACCTTGCTTCAAGCGGGAACGCAGATTGTTTTGGAAAACATGAACTCGGCGTTTTTGAATGGTATGAGTTTGGTAGTGACCTCTGTATCGGCGACCGGCCCTACTATTACAGCGACTATCGCGTCCAGTGCAATTCCGAGTGGTGAAAATGAGAATCCCGGAGCGGATGGTGTCAATACTGGGTTTGTTGTTATCCAATCTTTGAATGGGACGCTAGGTTCTACTGCGCCTACCTTCAATACGAATTTCAACGGGCTGACGCTGGACAACAATGGTGCGACTCCGGGAACAAATCTGTGGCAGATGAAAGGCCCGGCGCTGCGTCGGTGGGGGATTGACGCTCCGACAACGATCATTACGCCGACAAATGCCATCAACACTTCGGTAGCTTCGACATGGGCAGCCAACACGTATTACATGCCGTCCGTTTTGCCTCAGACCGGACCCATGATCGTAGTGGGAAACTACATCTGGCAGTTGATTGCAGGCGGAACCACAGGAGGAACTCCGTCTTTTCCGGGCAGTCCGACAGTTGGAAGTACGACTTACACAGATGGTGGGGCTACTTGGAAGTGTGTGGCGGCGAAGACTCGGTTGCTTTCTCATGCTTATGCGCTTGGTGCTCTCATTGCGGTGACGTGGACTGTCACCAACTTAGTGACGGTGCAAGTTCCAAACCCTCCAAGTTATGGTCCTTATGGTCCTTATGGAGGTTCAGGAACAACTACTACTTATACTTATACTTATACGTACACAGCAGTTTTTCAATGCACTACTGCTGGCACTACGTCAAACGTGGCTGACAGCGGCGTTACTGGAAACAACCCTTCTCCGGCGTGGAACTCCGCACTAAAGGCGTATGTATCAGATGGGTCCGTGGTGTGGCAGAACATCGGGCTAGGCATCACACGGACAGATTCGGCGACAACCGGACCTGTGATGACAAGTAGCGATGACTATACTAATGTTATGACTGTTGGTAATATTGGAAATAGTATAGCGGTGTCGTTGCTCGGGCAGGTTCTTGACTCGAACGGCGCAATTGAGATTGTAAACATTGGTGGGCTGTCAGGCCCCGGACCTACAGCACCTTCTAGTGGGTGGAGTCAAATAGAGGGTGGTTCTACAACCGATAATCAGATTACATGGATTAATGGTGGGTCTAGCGCTGCCGTTGGGGGCATTGCAGCAGGAACGGCTAGCTGGTACTATACCTATGCCTATGTAGACGACATTACCGGATCGGTAGGGCAAGCAGCGCCCTTGTCTCCGGCGATTGTGCTTGCGCAGAACAGCTATGTCCAAGTTCAAGGTGCGTACTACATTCCTCCGTCTGGCCCTTATAATCGAATCGGAACCATTAATATCTATCGGACTCCGCAAGGTGGGCCAATCGCATATTTGATCGCGCAAATTCCAAACGTGCCTACTGCGCAAGGGCCATGGACGTACAACGATTACTCGCCGGACCAAGGATCACCGGGTTCGACGATGAATAATCTTTTGAGCGCCGATCTGATTGGCTACAACTCTCCTCCGCCGGATGGTTTCATTCCGATCTGTTTGCACTTGAGCAGTATTTGGGGGTTTGTTGACAATGTGCTTTACTTCTCCGCAGGCGGAGATGTGACGAACATGAAAGGCGGATGGGAGGCGTTTCCAGCAGGAAACAATCTGTCTTTCCAGAGTACGGGCCATGTGGGTTGGGGAACAAATAGCGGTTTGTATGTTATCTTGGAAGATAGCATTCAATTGATTGCTGGAACCGCACCTCCATTCAGTCCGTCTCGCGTTGTGGGAATTGGTATTCGTAGCCCGAACTGCTTTACGTTGAATGGGCAGAGTCCTTTCTTGTTCACATCCGACCGGCAAGTAATTGGCATCGACCCTAGCGCCGGTTGCACGGTTGACGGCTTCCCGATTGCGAACTTGCTTGCAGTAGCTCCATTTGATCCTTCGACTTCATACTTGACATGGCACGTTGATGGTACAGACCAGCGGCTCTTCATTGGAGACGGTGCCAAAGCTGCATCCGGTTCACAGGGCTATTACAACATGATTAACAGCATTACACCCGAGCCTCCAGCGGCGGTATGGTCGCCTAAGCGTGTAATCGCGGCAGGTTGTGGCTGCATCAAGTCCGTGGAAACATATGCCGGGAAATATCAGATGCTTGTAGCCCCAGCTACCAGTGGGCCTATTTTGTACCGCGATATTACAAAGGCTACGGACAATGGTGCAAAGTATGCAGCATGGGCGATTGTAGGCTCGAACGTTTTGGCGCATCCGGGGCAGATTGCTGAGATAGGTTTTATTCATCTTGAAGCAGTTCGTACTGGAGGAGTTCCGAAGGTTGCGGTCTTGGTGGGTGAGGTAAGTGGTTGGCCGGGGTGTCCGCCGTTCGACGATTTGGGGAAGGTAGTGCATGATCCTCCACGGCTGCCTGAGAGTAAAAGTTTGCACTCTAATCGTTATTACATGACGCAAACTGGCAAGCCTGCGTGGTGTAGGCATCTCCAGATCAAAATTGCATTTGCTATAGAAGATGCTATGAATGAAGTATTATCCTTCACAGCATATGGTGCAATACATTTAGAGCGGTCGGAGAGTGGAAGATGATTGTTTATCTTATTACTAACCTAATCAATGGTAAACAATATGTAGGAAAAACAACAAGATCATTAAAGGTAAGATGGGCACGCCATCAGTATGAGGCTATTAGGGGTCGTAAACAGGCTCTTTATTATGCAATTAGGAAATATGGAGCCGTATGTTTTAGTATAGAGGTTTTAGAAGAGGCAGACCTTAAAACAGAACAAGATATGAATCTTTGTGAGATTCTATATATCAAATTTCTGAATACTAAAGCGCCTAATGGTTATAATTTAACAGATGGTGGTGAAGGAACTATTGGAAGAGAGGTAAGTCTTGAAACTAGAAATAAACTTAGTAAAGCACTTACAGGAAAACGTGCTTCTCAAGAAACTAAAGATAAAATGAGAAAAATTTCTTTAGAACGTGGCGCACGTCCTCCGTCTAGAAAAGGAATTGCTCCTTGGAATAAGGGTAGAAATGCCGACACTAGATAAGTCAACTCAGAAGCCGAAGGGAGTAGGCCCAGCAATTACACCTGTGGCACCTACTGCGTTGCCTCCACCAAGTGATGCTAGTACGGTGACGCGCACTACCTTCCCTACTTCTACGCCTGTTAGCCCGGACACTTTGAATTTGTGGAATGATCGAAGCGCCGGGCTTCCTACACGAGGGCGGCTGATCCCAGTTACGGCGGCTGGCGCTGGCGGATCGGGGTCCGGCTCGCAAGGTAGCCAAGGCAACCAAGGTAGTGCTGGAACATCGGGTAGCTCTGTTACAGGGTCGCAAGGCAATCAGGGCAACCAAGGCAATCAAGGCGGAAGTGGAAGTCAAGGCAATCAGGGCAACCAAGGCAATCAAGGGAACCAATCCTCTGTCGCTGGGCCTCAAGGGAACCAAGGCAATCAAGGTAACCAAGGACCCTTTGCGGGAACATCACTGGTTCAAACTACTAATCAGAACTCCCATGGGCTAGGGTCTCCCGGAGCGTGGGTCGCAGTCTACTTCGACGAAGGTTCTTCGCTTTGGAAGAAAGCCAAGGCAGACAACGCCAACACTCTTGGCTTCGCAATTGCTGTCATCATCGACAGTAATAACTTTTCTCTGTATACCGAAGGACAAATTACTGGCGGCTCTGGTTTGACAGCCGGTGAGTATTACTTCGTTAGCGACTCTGTTGCAGGCCAATTGACGACCACAGAGCCTACCGCCTCGACGAGCTATTCAAATCCGTTGATGCAAGCAACGTCATCGACGACCGCCGTGATGGGGCAGTTTCGGCCAAGTCAGATCGCGCCCTTGACTCCTCAGCCTGTGCCGGTGTTGGTTCAAGCCGGTGCTGGCCCAGTGGCCGACCCCGGCGGGAATGATTATTATCTCGCCAACAATTATGGAGTTTTGACATTCAATGTTCCAGCGGGCAGCGTGGTCGGTATGCAGCGTTGCTACTACAACTACGTTGGAATTTCCGGCGCGATTACGTTGCAGATGGCAGCTAGCAACAAATGTTCTTTATACGGCGTAGACAGTGGAAGCGCAGGCACAGTTTTTGCAAGTGGTGTCGCGGGAGATTCGGTTGTTCTGGTCTGTGATGCAACAAATCACTGGACTGCTTTTGTTGTGGCCGGGACGTGGAGTAAAACGTAATGGAGCCAAGGTCAAGAATTTTGAATGCGCTCAAACACAAGAAGAAGTCAGTAACGGTCATTAGTAATGGCCTTTTCATGGGAAACATTGCTTGGGCTATAGACCTTGGAGCCGTACCAACTTCTGGCAATCTGTGTATTGCTATGTTTTCTGTTGATGACTCGGTTTTTCCTTGGGATGTGTTTAACGGATGGACACAGCAGGCTTCATTGAATAGCGGATCGACGGGCGACAATTATTCAGCTTCTAAAGTTGCCGTGCCGGGCGACCCTAGATACCCAGAGTTTCAGGCAGGCTCAAACATTGGCTCTGCGGATGGTGCGATGGGTGGTTGGCAGTTCCTTGGAGCGCCTACTGTTACATGGGGATCAGGAATTTGCACGGGTGGTGGTGGTACATTTTACACGCCGACGATTGTATCTGATGCGCTGAGCTATGTGATTATATTCACATCTTGTGAGGGGGCTGCTGTAACAGGCTGGTCGCCCGCAGGCTTTTCTCAGTGGGGGTATTACCGGGGAAGTTGGGTAGGAGTCATGACAGGAGCTATGAATCAGCCGTTTTCTATGACTTACACCGGCACGCCAACGAATGGGAACATGGTTTATTTGTACGCAGTGGTAAATTGGGGAATGTAAAGACGATGGCACAGACAGCTATAATTCGCGCTCTTGGAGGCTCGCAGGGCTTTCAGGGTAATCAGGGAAATCAAGGTAATCAAGGCGCAGCGGGCAGCCAAGGTAACCAAGGCAATCAAGGGACGGCCGGCGCGGCAGGCTCACAAGGTAATCAAGGCGCAGCGGGCAG